GTGATTGAAGGATCTGAATAGATCCGTAAGTGAACGTTGTTTATCTTCTCAATTGTAATCATTATGCACCAGCAACGAATTGTTTCCAAGTGATAGCATTTCTAATTTGCCAATCACGTGATTTTATTTGACCAAGGATAGACTCTAAAGCTTCTACCATTCCTTTTATATATGCACTCTTTATGTTGATCTTGTTCAGGTCAGAGTCGCCTTCAAGGAATTCATCCATCTCATTCTTCAGAGGTTTAATACCCTGCCATTGTTTCCAATTAAGTTCAATGAGTTCATCCTTCCCCATCTCACCGCGATAGTATCGGAATTTCTTTTGACGTAGGGTGTTGTATTCTGCTGTAAGCGCAGACAGCTTCATCTTATGTTGAATAAGAAAGCGTAGATATTTTGCGTGGAGTTGTGGGCTCTTAACTGATTCGCGATCAAGGTGATCGCTGTTGATATTGCAATCAACGTCCCACAGGTCATGAAGTTCTTCAATGTTCATAATATATTTCAGTGATAGCCTTTCGGCTAATGATTAAATGAATTTGTAATAGGAGTATCTAAAGGATGCTCTACCAATCAAGTATGTTACGTCTTGTGATGTTGAAGTAAACGTTAGTGCTTCTAGCGTCTGTGGAATTATATCAACAAACTGTATTGTTCTTATGGGATTATTAAAACTATCTAAGATTTGTAATGTAGCATCTGAGTATGCTTTAGCACTATCGCTTAGTCCAGTTTGTGAATTTGCTGCAAGTCGTGCAGCATAGTCTGCATTGTCTAATGGGAATCCCAAACCAATGATCCACTCGTGTATGGCTACATAGTTTGACATCGTATTGTCTAACAGAAAATCTACAGTTAGAGGGTCATATGTTACCTGATCACCGGGCAATGCAATAGCCGTTAAAGGCGTAGGCATTGAAATTTCACCGAGTGTTATCGATGGCAAGTTTACTTCCTGACAGAAGTATGACAAGTTTGGAATCTTTTCGATAGCAAACTTATACCCATTGCCTGACAATGGACTCTGATTGATAGGATTGGAGGTGTTTATAGTAGTCATACTCTATTTATAACGAAAAAAAGGGAGGCCGAAGCCTCCCTTTTAAAATGTCTATCTTACGTAGACTTAACTCGATTACATCAAGTTGGTAACTGCTACCTTGCGATAGTAGATGTTTTGTCCAGAAGACAAGCTAGTGAACGGGTTAGCAACCATACCATAACGGGTCTTGAAACCAATCTTTGGTTGGAAGGTAGCTGGATCGATAGCACGAACTTTTTCTAGCGGCACGTATGGGCAGTAGAAAAGACCAGCGTCGAATGCAGAAGTACCTTTATAGCCAGTTACGAAGAACTGAGTATTTGCTTGGTTAGCAGAGTATGGATCAACATACACTTTGTACTTACCGTTTAGAACACCAGCGAAAGTGGTGCTTGCTTCGTCAACGTTTAGACCGGTAGACAATGCTGGAGCATAGTCAAGAACACCTGCCATTGCTAGAGCACTTGCAACATCTGAAGAACAGATGATGAAGTTACCACGGCCACGACGAGTTGTTTGAGCGATCGCATTAGCTTCACGTTCGATTTGGAACATTAGACCTTTGAATTTTTCAACAGACCAACGACCGTTAGCATCAACGTCCAAGTCGAAAGTACCAGCAGCTGCTGTACCAACTTGAGCACCAACCTTAGCACCGATGTACACGGTACGTAGAACTTCGCGGTTGATTTCACCAAGAATTTCCGATGAAAGGATGTTGCTTAGTTCGCCTTCAGCGTCAAGACCGTGAACTGCTTTCAAGTCTTGTGCTAATTCAGTGGTGTATTCTGCCTTTAGAGCACGAGTTTGAGCAGTAACGGTTGTCTTCTCGATAGAGAAAGCCATTTGACCGAATGCAACACCAGCACCAAGATCTTCAGCATTAGCTGTAGTCATACCAGTACCCTTGGTGTAAGCGCCGTCAACTGGATTAGAACCAGCGTGGGTACCAGTACCAGAGAAGTCAGTATCTGCTTCGTTGAACAACGCTTCTGCGCCGTCTTGAGTAGAGTACTTGCTCTTCATAGCGAAGATCAAACCTGTAGGTTGAGTCATTGGCTGAACACCAGCGATGTCATAAGCGATCATCTGTGGAGCTGCACGACGAACCAAGCTGATAAGCACTGGATCGTAACCGGCCATATTTGCATTAGTACCAGCACCGCCCAAAGCAACACCAGCACCACCGGTGTTAGCGATTTCGTTAAGAGCTTGGTAGCTCTCAGCCATTGCGCGTTCTTGGTTCTCTAAAAGAACAGCAGTAACTTCTTTACGATAGTTAGACTGGATTGGAGCTGCCTCAGTAGCTTCCAGGATTGGAGACCACTTTTTAATTAAATCTTGACGTGTTGTCATTTTATTTTCCTTTTAATGGATGTTTACTTCTTACCTAGTGCACGAAGAGTAGCAGCCATTCTCGGGCTGATAGTTTCTTCAGAAAGTTGCACTGGTTCATCTGTCACGACTGAGTCAACAGTCTTACTTACCTTCTTACCAAAATAATTTTCCTTAATGGTTTGAAGTTTCGTCTTGAAGGTGTCAGCATCTTCGAAGGCAAGTTCTTCAGCTAAGCCGCTGAACTTTTCTACGTCGGTATCGACCATTCCTGCTGCTGATTCTGCAATCGCAGCAACTCTCTTCATCTCATTTACTTGCTTAGTTAGTTCAACATTAGCAGCCAATTGCTCGTCGAGTTTAGACTTTACAGCACTAACTTCTTCTTGCATTTCGCCTAGAACATCAAACTTTTCTTCAGGTACATCAATGTAGTGTTGTTCGAAAAGACCTTTCATACCTGTGATGAAGCTCTCCATGATTTCACTCTTCATACCATTTTCAAGGGCAAGCTCATTATCTGTCATCCACTGCTCAACTACGTAGTTAAGGTATCCATCAACTTTTTCAACAAGACCCTCTTTGATTGACTCTACTTGCTCAGCAAGTTTAGTATCAAACTGTTCATCGAGTTTAGCAATTTCTTGCTTAACGCGAGTTACTACAGCTGCTTCAAAAATTGTAGCAGCTTTAGTTTTAAATTCTTCTGATAGTTCTTCACCGTTAATTAAAGCGGCGACGTCTTCAGATACGTCGATTGTAAGTTCTTCAGCAACCACTTCTTCAGCGACTACTTCTGCAGCGACTACTTCTGTAGCAACCACTTCAACTTGTTCTTCTTGCAGCTTCTTTGATTCTTCAAGAAGGTCGGCAATTTTTTGTTCGATAGACATTTGTTTATTCTCCTAAACTAGATTATTTATTTATTACTTTAGATTATTCAGAAAATTCTGAAATGCTTGTACGGAAACTTCGTTCAATCGCTTAGATGGAACATTCTGAATAAGTTTCTTAGTTTGTTCAATATGCTTTTGTTCAAAGCGACCATCAACAAAAACCCACTCTGCCGACTCCATGATGCCTCTTACGAATGCATCTGGCGCTGAAGGATCTGCGACGATGTCTGCTGCTGTTGACAACATAAAATCGTCTTGAACAACTTGCACGCCTTCTTTATTCATACGAAGGGATCCAAGCGCTCTACTGGAAACACCGAGATTTGCTCCACCTTCAAGAAGGCTTCGTGCAATATTACCCATTGGCGTTTCCATGATCTTTGCTTTACCAATATAATTGGTGCCTTCTTTGCGAAGGTCAACGATCATATGTGATACTCTATCTAGATTGATAGATGGAGAATCTGGATGACCAAGTTCTCCATAAGCAGTATTCTTACCTACTTTTTCAAGCATGTAACGTGCAACTTCTTTATCCATTGTAGACTCTGGATACATGCGACCGTTGCGGTTTTTAACTTCTGATTGAAGGAATACACCTTCAATAAAATATTCTTTACCCTTACCGAGTTTGTTCTCGGTAATTAGTGTGCAGGTCTCTACGACTTCTTTAATTAGATACATGATTAGCTTCCCACTACTGAGGTATTATCATATACGCTGAACTGTGAAGTTTCAATCTTGCTTGAATAACCAGTTACTTTAGCAACGCGAATCATAAGCTCTGCTTGCCCGCCGCTGATTGTAACGACGATATCAGACGTTGCTTCTGTGTTATCTGCAACACAGAATTGACCACCAAAATCTAGCTGACCGCATGTAGAACCAAGAAGTGTAGATACAACCACGTTATTTCTAGTGATGGTGATTACACCAGCTGCTGCGCCACTCCAAGTAAGTGTTCTGATTACAACCGTTGGAGTACCACCAACAGTAAGTGCTTCAGTTGAACGAAGCAGATCAGTCGCTAGACCAATCGTAGCAGAGCCAGCAGTTCCTGCGACCTTAACTACGCAGTCTGATTCTGTTAATTTTAAAAAGCTTTTTACAACCGCCATATTAGTTCCTTATTGATTATATTTATCATCAAATAGAGATTAGAATTATTCCGAATCTTCAACTGCTACGGCAGGATTAAACATTGATTGAGCTACTTTAACTCTATATGTGTCTAAACTAGATGACATCTTTTCAGCCATAGTAGCATCAAAGGCGTTTTCAATCTCGATTGAATCGCCGGAAATTAGGGCATCTACTAAATCACGTGTACTCATTTTTTATCTCCAGTGTCTTGCATTTTATTGATGTCAGCTTGGGCTTTCCCCTTGACCATCATATCATTTACTTCAGCAGCTTGTGTATCTGCATTATGTGTTTCATTCTCTGTATCGATCTCTTTGATCTGTTCGTCATTAAGCATAAGAACATTACGTTTAATGTATGATGGAGAATAGTATTTTCCAACGAATGGATCCAACGCAGTCAATAGGTTAATTCTACCCTGCATGATCTCATTTTCTTTGATCTCTGCAAAGTGGTTATCCTTCATGAAGTCAAACCGAATCTGTTGAACCATCTCTGGCCAATCTTCGATATTGATAACACCTTTAAGGACCAACTGAATCTTCAGAGCATCAAGGAATAAGTTAGAGAACTTCTTACGAATTCTCCAAACGAACTTAGTGAACTTGATCTCATCACGAGTGATCTCCGATGAACGACCCATGTTGAATCCACCATCGCCTTTTAGACGACTCATTGGAACGTTCAACGCTTGAAATAGTTTACCTTGGAAGAACTCGATGTCTTCGATCTGACCAAGGGTTTGTCCACCTGGAAGTGTTGTAATTTCTGTACCTTTACCACCTTCACGGCGAGGCATCCAGAAGTCTTCCATCATAGACATGTGCTTACGATCATCACGGACTTCGCCGGTCGTTGCATCGTAAACAACTTTGTTGCGGAACTTATTCATCAAGTCATTGACGTATTGTTCTGCTTTTTGTTTTGGTAGATTACCCACGTCAACATAGAAAATTCTACGTTCTGGTGCTCTACTGATACGATAGATGACTAAAGAGTCTTCCATCATCTTAAGTTGATTCACTAACTTAATAGCCTTATGCAAGTATGATAGCATAAGACCAGTATTTTGGTCTACTACTCCCGATGGAGTATAGAGAATAGAATCAAGAGGAAGTTTAATTCCCTGTGTAGTAGACTCGGTGATACCTTTATCGTTGTATAGGTAGTACTCTTCTACATTCTTAATGATCTCCACGCCTTGTGGATTCTTTTGTTTTACTACATTCTTAATCTTGCGAATCTTACGGCAGTCAACAGGTCGTAGTTCGACGATACCATTCTTAGGATTAGCTTCATCCACTAGAATCTGATAGTATAGTCTACCGTCAACATACCAATTGCGAAAGATGTCATGACCTTTTTGATCGAATTTCAAAAGAGTCATGACGTTCTTAAACTCGTCAGTGATCTTGGTTTTAATTCCAGCGGAAACTTTTAGATCGTCTAAAACAATTTCAACAGGAGGATGATCTTCTTCTGCAACAATAGCTTCATTGGTGATATCATCAATGGCGCTATCGCAATCAGGATACTGTGATACTTCGCGGTATCTACGAATTAAGTCGTTTTCACCCTTAATCGTATCGTCCATATTCATCACGTGGGCATAGTACCCAGCCGTAGACGTTACGACAGTAGCACCGTCGTCTTGCGACGGTGCTACAACCGATAACGGCTCGGGCTGTTTCTTACGCTGAATTTCAAAACCAAAAACTTTCATTATCTATATATCCTAAATTAACCGCTGATTGGGAATGAGCCGATTGGAGTGTCAATTGAAACATTAACACCGAATCCACCTTGTTCAGCAGTATTGGAAGTCCAATAGTTATAAGTGAATGTCGTATCAAACGTTTCAACTGCATTAGCAGTATCAAAGTCAAGAGCAATTGCACCAACTTCTGATGGCCATGCATCAACGAACTTGTATGTTTTTACAACAGCACCATTGCGATCTAATTGGTGTACCATCAAGTCAACTTGATAGTCACGTGGATTTACGCGGCCATTGCTAGTTGATAGATTCTGAACTCCATTAGACCATTGTTCTAGCGCGTTACGGATAGCAAAATCAGTATCGTTATAGATTGAAATAGTCCAAGGTGCAAATGTACGCTCACCAGCGATATTGACTGCACGACCACGATATTGAAGTGGAACGTTGTCAATAGTTGACGCTGGTAATTGTGCTGACTTGCACAAGAACTGTGTCTTCATACCAACGATCGGACCAGCCGATACGTATGTTGGAAATGCTAGCTCTACACGGAACTGGTTGGCGCGAGCGCCACCACCGGTAAGCTGAGCTTTAAAATCGGAAATGTTAGCCATTAGTGTGACTCCTTATTATTCTCTTAATTATTTATAGGAATTGGCGGGATCACTCCCGCCAATTTAATTAGGCACCAATTTCTTCGAAGCTTACACTAGAGCGTGCAGCAATGAAGTTTAGCGTGATGTAATTGATAGAACGATTTGGCTTGATAAAAATATCAGCCACGAATTCGTTACGATCGATTACTTCTCCGGTGTTATTAGCTTCGTCACACTTAACGCGGAAGTCTGTTACGCCACGACGACCTTTTACATCTCTTAAGAATGGTTCTACCAAGTTCTTAAATTGTGCACGAGTGAAACCGTCGTTGAATTCAAACATCTGATACTTAGCAGCTACAGCGATAGATTTCTCAAGAACGATAAACAAACGGCGTACATTGATACGATCGAATGCACTTGGACGAGTCAACATGGTCTTATCACCGTAAAGGATAGTACCTTGACCTGGGAATGTAACTACTGGATTGATACCAACAGCATACAATACATCACGATCTGTTTGACTTGGGTTGAACGCCAATTTAACGATGTTCTTGATTTGACCACGATTGAAACCACCTGGAGAGAACCAAGGATCTGCAGAATAGTCAGTGCGAGCACATAGACCAGCAATATCGCCATTCAATGGAACCCAACGGTAAGCATCGTTGTAACGGTCATATTGGTATTTGAAACCAGAATCCATTACAGCATATGAACTGTTGATGTTTGTAGCATCACGATAAGCAACTAATGCTGCTTGAGCTGTAGCGCCAGTAGAGATGATTGGTTCGCCTGTAACTACATCGCGTGGAGAAACAAACAATACACAATCTTTACGAACTTCTACAACATTGTCTAAAATGTATTTTGCTGTAGCAGCTGAAACGTTACCAGCTGGAATCAATGAGATGTCATACTGATCTGAATTTACGAATGCAGCATATGCGGTTTGAACATTTGCGTCGGTAGAAGCAAAATCATCAACACCACCAACCAGTGAAATATCCACAGTTGCTTTAAGTACGCTAAGAGTATTTGCACCGGCTACATTGACAGTAGAGATCGCAGTTTGGCCCCATGCAGCTTTAACAACTGAACCGATTGTGGTAGAAGCAGCAGTTTCGGCAACTGGGGTTTCAGCAACAGTTAGAGTATAACCAGTGATAGCATTGTTTGTAACAGTTGCAGCGATTGCGGTTAGCGTAAAAATAGTGTTATTAGCAGAGGTGCCAGTAACGCTGATCTGACGTGAAGCCTTATCTACTGCGGTATCAAAGAATGCCTTGTATGCAGCCAAGGTTGTAAACTGAGTTGCATCTGTAATAGTGATAGTTTTTGCAATAGCAAATGTAGCAACAGCAGTAGCGGTAACAACATTGCTAGTAGGTTCAGAAGCATATGCACTAGCATGAGCTAACCACCATACATATTTAGACTGTGCGTTTAGAACATTCTTGTAGTAGTTATTAGATCCATCGCTTTTCTTAGCGTCTGAAAGCTTAGATACGAATGAATACTTTTCTAAGAGTGATCCAGCTGTACCACTGAATTGACCAAGATTGTTATCATAGATAGCAATGTGTACTTCGTCATTGGTAACACCATTAGATGCAGCATATGCGCTAGTTGAAGGAGCACCAGTGAATGCAGCCTTAAGGGTTGCACTTGCTCCAGCCCAGTTACCAGCGTCTAGTACGATTACGCGAAGACCATTCGCTTTAGCACCTGCAAACTTAGCTGCAAATTCACCATAGATTCCAGAAGTAGAACTAGAAGAATATCCAGATAGGTAAGAAGAAACGTTCTTGATCTTAGTTCCGCCAATAGATACACCAGCTAAAGAAGCCGTTGCAGTATTTCCAACAGCAGGAGCGCTGAATGTAATAGCAGGAGCAGATGTATAACCAGAACCAACTTCGGTGACTGTAACACCAGTGATAGTTCTTGAACCAGTTACGCCGTCATCGGTATAAGTTGCAGTGCCTAAAGCTCTCACACCACCAGACATCTGAGGCGCGCCGAAGGTTACTGTGATAGTAGTAGTTGTAGTATAACCAGAACCTGCGCTGGTTAAAGTGATGTTGGCTTGCGCTACACTACCTGAACGAACTGAAACTGCGTTCTTAACTAGTGGTGAATCTGTTCTAGAAACTAGAAGATTATTCGTATACGCTAAAAAATTAGCTGCTGTAAAGAATGAAGAAAAATTTTCTTCTTTCGGTGCACCAAAACGCGATACTAGATCGGTTTCAGAAGAAACTCTAACCGGATCTTCAATTGGTCCCCAAGCGAATGGTCCAGCGAAGGCTCCGGCCGAAGAAGATACTGCTGGCACGATTGAAGAAAAATCTTTTTCTACAACGGCTACTCCTGGGCTTAGTTGAAAAGGCATGTTAAAACTCCTGTTATTATGCAATGAAACATCTGTTGATGTCTATCTTTATTTATATATAGTCAGTTTTAGAAGTTGGCCATCAGACCATCTTCTGTACGTTGTCCATCATCTAGGAAACCAAACGGTGTCAAATCCATCTCGATTTGCTTCATTTGATTTTCATACATCACTTGTCTAATATTATGATTACTTAAATCCTTGAAGTATTGACTCGTAGTTGCCCACGAAAACAACACTAAAGGCATGACTAGATCATCATGATAACCCTCATCAGCTTCATAACTATTCTTTACCTGAATAAAGGTAGAAATTTCAGAGATAACATCAGCATCAGGAATTAACAAACGTTTTTCCTCGACTAACGATTTAAAGTTCGAACATCCAATTCGTTTGACTCTCTTGTCGGTTATAACTCCTAACTGAGTCTTACCTCCGCCAAATCCACCCGATATAGTCTGTCCATCACCACTTCTATTTACCATCACTACATTATCATATTCATATTCACTATAGAGAATATCGGCAACCTGCTCTGAAGAGTTAATCTCTATGAGAACATATGCAGTATTGTATTCTTTACCTACCTTATTTATAATCGCAGGATATAGCATAGGACTAATACGATTGTCCCTGTATTTTGCAACTAACTTATATGGCAATTCAGTCATGTCAACGACTACGAATGCGGAATAGTCTCCACCAACTCCCTTTGCCGTGTCAGCAGTAAGTGCATACACGTGTTCTGGAATTGGTTTTTCATACACATCAAATCCATCCTTACTATATATTATAGATCCTGGAGACATTTGAGAGATTGTATTCGAGTTGATCAACGTTAAACTTGAACCAAGGAAAGTACATAATACTTCTTGGTTAAATTTAAGATCGCCGAGCAATCTATGTTGTTCGTTTGCCCATGCGGCATCTCGTCCTGGAATGTCTGTGTATGGAATGAACAATGGAACAAATCCATTGCGATCATTCTCAGCATCATTCCAGAATTTCCAAAAGTGGTTGTACCCTAAAGGAGTTGAGCTTAGAAGAATCTTTGTCGTTTCACCAGCAGAAATCGTTGGATAAACTGATGCAAAGAATTGTTCTGCTACTGTGTTTGGAATGATCGCGGTTTCGTCAACATACAACATGTTAACAGACTTACCACGAATACCAGATGCTGACGTAGCAGCAGTGAACACCTTGGATAGATTTTCTAGTTCAATGTCACCTTTGTTCCATGTAGTAACACCTTGCTGCATCCACAGAGGAAGATTCTCATACATGAGTTGATAACGATTCAATACTTCACGTGCGGCTGTTGCCTTATTTGCAAGGATAGCAACTGTCTTACTGTCTTGGAATAGCGTGTACCAAAGAATGTATGCAGCAGACGACGTCGTCTTACCCTGCTGACGTCCTTCCATTAGAATAACCTTACGGTTACTATGAATGACGTTGATCTTATTTACTTGACAAGGATAGAGTGTGAACGGAATTAAGCCTTGATCGAGTGATACGATCATGCAATAATTGTTGATAAAGTATATAGGATCTTCAGCGCACTTTATGTACTCTTGAGTTTGTTCTTTTGTGAAGCCTATTACTTGGCCTGCCGCTTTTAAACCGGCATTAGAATTATAAGATTTTAACTTGTCAGACATCTATAGTATAATTGATCTTCAGGTTTCAGTCCAATTAGCATCTATGGCAAATGTATCTATGTTGCCTAAAGAATCTAAGTTGGCATAATCAGTGTTAACGAATACGCGATTGATGACTTTAGAGGAATTGACTGGACCATACATCCAAGCCTTTAAAGTAAACGCCATCGTGTATGTAATGAATCTTCTGGTTTGAAAATCACCATCATACTCATCACTTACATCAAGTGATTCCAATATAACTGGAACATCAATATTAATGTTCTGTTCAGGAACTGCAACGATAGACATTGTCAATTCAGGTGCAAAGAATGGAAGAATCTGTTCTACGATTTGTAGGCCATCTTCTTGGGTCTTCGTTAACGCATACAAGCTAATGTTGATGTTATACGGAACTGCAGAATAAGTCTTACTCGTTCCAGTAATAGGATCATTCGTCGTAATAGTTTGGTATCTATTAGTCTTACGAGTTGCATCATAAGAGAATCCGGTGATCTCAAATGATAATCTTGGTAGAGTCGTGTAAGTGTTATTCTCTAGCGTTGGATCTTGTTCAATGCGGACTAACCATTTCTCCTTAGGAGCATAAGCAATCGGAACTGAAATAGTCTTCGATGTAGTCTTATCTGCATTTTCGCGCTTAATCTTAATGTCACTGAATAGACTACCGAATCCTACGATAGTCTTTCTAGTGATTGCGTGATAAAATATTGGATTATTGAGCAAAGTTATTCTCCGAATGGATTGCTCTTGTCAAAGACAATGTCTTGAGCTTCTTCATTGAATTTATTGTTATCGCCATATGAATCTACCACATCGATATTCGGTTGTAATGTAGTATCAAAAGTCTTAAGTGATTCGAATACGTCGATAGCTGCAATTCCAGTGTCCATCTTCTCAGACGAGTATTGGAATAATTCTACTTGAAGACGATACACATATAGCTTCTTTAATTGATAGAATGGATCTTGATGATCGACAAACTTAATTTCAAATAGGCCTTTAGTCAGAGGAAAGTAAAGCAGATCGCCTTCGCAAGGACGAGCTGGTAGGATTGTAGTACCATGCTTTCCAACGGTTCTTTCCCATGTTCTACGAGCACAGGTTAGTGTCGCAGACTGTTCCATCATTAGACCGAACTTCTGAATGAACGCGCCTTGGCCTTCAAATCCATCTACCGACTCTAGATACATGTCTATAGGATATGCTGTCTTAAATTCAGACAGTCTATCTTCTCCTAGAATGTTATCTTTGGCAACTAGAGTTCTAGGAATATAATAAAATTCCTGACCCCAAATAGAGATAGACTCTACGATCAGATCTTCAAGAAGATACTGTTCGTTTCGAGTGCCATGAGAAAAGTATACGTTAGGCATATTATCCCATGAACCATTCTAGAGGAGCAGACTTATTCATCATTTCATCTTCAAGATCTTTGATCTCTTGCACAGCCTCAGCGTATAACGCAGGACCATCGATGGATACTCCACCCGGTAATTGCATGCCAGAGAATTTCTTAAGATTGACAGCCCATTGTTTCTTAATCAACGCAGTGGTATAGTGCTTAATCCAAGACTCGCCATACATGCGAGGAGCATCTGCTGGATCCATCGCACGATAGCACTCAACTAGAAGGTAGTTACCCACCTGCATCTTCTCAGACCACACCGTATCGATGTAGAGCTTATTGTTTAAACGATTGAATCGATAAAGCGGATGTCCATTAAGTGTTAGATCAAGTAGAGCTAAGTGACTCATTACCTGAGTGTAGTACATCACTGACGTGCTGGTAAGATCATATAGATCGTTAAGGCGAAGTTGATATTGCAAGTCAAAGATCGACTTAGATGTAGAAGTGCCTGACGCTACAGGATATACCTTAGTGATACCATAGATCAAATCTGGAACTAAGATGAATTTATCATCAATGTTCTGCTGAGTGATGTTATGTTTCAGGTATACTTTTTCAATACCATCAAAGTGATACTGACGAAAATACTCAATTGCTTCATCAACGCGATCTTCAACCTGTTGTTCATCAATATTAATTTCAACGACAGGCTCTCCCAACGCTCTTAAGCAATATTCTATTAAACCTATTCTTGTTGTAACAGCCATGTTGTTTCCTAATTATACTGGAGCAGGAGGTGCTACTGCTTCTACTGCAGGTGCCCAAGGCAATGCTGGTTCTGCAACTGGTGTGATCTTATCTTGAATCTGTTTAGCGATCTGCGCGTTAACGTGTTCTTCGTACCCACCAACTACAACGTCTTTAATCCATTGTAGTACTGTAGGCTCGGTAAGTTCAGCAAACGGTACGAAGGTATCGCCGGTTGGCATAGTTGTCGAAGTGAATGGGGTTGCTCCTGAGAACGTACCCTCGTGACCGTCGGCGTCAGTACCAATTTTCTGCCAGTAAGTTTGCACGATAGCGTTAGTATTAGCGCCCTCGTCTTTAACTTTAACTCCAGTTACTTTCCATGTGTATGTAATTGTCATTTTCTTTTCTCCTAAAATATATGACTATGTTGATTTATTTATACTACAGGTGGTGTTACATCTGGCGTAGGCATAGATGTCTCTACTACAGGTGCCCAAGGCATTGGTGTAGTAACTAGTGCTGCAGCAATAACTTGTCTATCCAACACATACTGAATGTGAGCTTTTGCTGCATCCATGTTCTCGTCGTGTTCTTCAATCCAGGTAGTAACGATTTCTGGAGTTAGACTTGCTAACGGAATGAAACCGGCTTCAGTTGGATCTGGAACGATAGTAGTCTGTGGAAGTTCAAAGGTTTGACCCTCTAGTTCTCCCTTTAGAGTCCATTCAATTTGTTTTACTGCGTCGGCGATTCCGTCAACAGTTGCTGTTTTGATACCATTGATGACAATGGTGAAAGTTGCTTGTGTCATTTTATTTTCCTTCTGTTAATTTAAATACCAGAGCTTCAAGTCTGGCGATACGAGATTCTTGCGAATCAATAATTGTTTGCTGTTCTTTAATTGCTTCGATTAAAACTGCACTTAAAAGTTCATATTTTACTGCCTTTTTATCTTCAGCAGTATTAAGAGGTTTAAAGGTGTATACTAATTCAGGCAGTACTTTCTCTACTTCTTGAGCAATAACGCCAACTAATCTATCTTCTTTGCCAATATAATTAAAATAGTATCCATTTAACTGTTTTACTACACCTAATGCGTTGTCGAATTTAATGATATTTTCTTTAAGCGTAATATCTGAAGCTGTGCCATACGCTGTAATATTGCCATTTGCAATAACTGTTCCAGCAGCAGTTACGGTAAAGATGTCCGAAGATGATCCATTACCAATTCTAAAAGTTTGTACAGTACCCGTCGTTGCGCCATTATCCCAGTTCAAGATTACCGCATTTCCAACAGCAGAGTTAAAATGTAAATTTGGTGTATATCTAAACACGCCGTTTGGTGCAGCACCGACTAATTGTGAAGCAGTTGCCGCATTACCCGTAGTAGATGCTGAACTTCCAGTGATGCTGATACCCCAAGTACCTGATGCTGAACCACCTGTTAGTGATGGTGAGTAGGAGGTATAGTTACCAGCATGAATATTTGCACTTCCACCTTGAGTGATAGCACCAACAAAGTTGTGACTAGTAGCAACGTGTGTAATAACGTTTGTAGCAGCTGTGCCACCTGTAGTGTTATCTTGTATTAGAATTCTAGGACCATTTACTAGATACCCTAATAGTACAGCGTTTACCGCTCCAGTAGTTGTTGGTGCTAAACCAACAACAGTTTTAAGAATATCAGTTTGAGTGCCTGATATAAATGCCATACCAGCATTCTTGCTGCCATAACTAGTTCCATACGCTGGCAGCGCATTAGCTTCACTTATGTTGGCAGTACAATTTATAGTAGTTGATAGAGATGCTAGTGCGCTGCCGTCAGTTAAAGTAACAGTACCTTCACTATTATAATCCATATAGTAACTACCCATGCTGTTAGCATTGGTGTATTTACCCATCATTCTAGCGCTCTTTATAGTGCCTAGCGCAGTACCAGGAGCTCCTGAAGAACCCACAGTACCACCAGTCGTATTACCGAATATTACGTTACTTAAAGTAGTAGCACCACGAGCAGTAACTGTCGCAAGTGTATCGGTTAATGATCCAATTTTATTATTGAACGTGGTCCAGTTAGCAGATGTTAAGTATCCGTTAACACTTGCAGACGCGGCAGCCATAGAGATGGCCGGCGTAGTACCACCCGATGATACAACAGGTGCTGTACCAGTTACGGACGTGACGCCGGCGTTATCACCAGTGTTTGTGCCAGATGATGATCCAGAGAAGTTAGATGCTGCGATAGTGCCCGCAGTTTGGAAGTTACCAGATGTTGAGTTTAGTCCTGCTACAGGCGTAACTCCGTCTCTTCCCCATGTAAATCCGCGTCCTGTTGAACCCGTATCCATCTGCATTTTAATGGAATAGTCAGTAACTGTTCCATATTGATAAAGAGTTCCAACCCCCATAGAGATTTTATAACTTGACCCATTGCCCCAGAAAGTATATCCTATACCGTCGCCAGCAGGCAACCCAATACCTCCACTTGCAACGTTACCTCTTGCCGTCACTGTCGCCAGCGTATCGGCTTCTGCAGTCAAGTATCCAACATTAGATCCAGCAGTAACGTGACCAAATGTGTTGACCGTTACGTTATTATATGTACCAGCAGTTGCACCTGAAGTAGCGTGGGTGATATTAGGTGTAGTACCACCAGAACTTATGATTGGCGTTGTAGCTGTTACTGCGGTGACTGTGCCAGTACCATAACCTGGACCATTTGTGAGTTGGTTTAAGTTGGTAAGGTTGCCACTATGCCATAGGGTTTTCCAACCATTGTCGACACCACCAACAACTCTTCTAAACGCATAAGTGTCAGAATGAAAACAAGCAGCGAAATCTACATAGTAGCCAGCGTTATTCGCGTGATTAAAAATTAAATGATGATACCAGTCATTAGTTGGATTTGATGGCGCTACGCCATTTGTACCAGCTCCACCAACGCCACTCTGATTCAACCACTGTGTTCCTGAAGCGCCATATGTAATAACGCCACTACCTAGTAATGTTGTAGCATTAGCCGCAGTTCCACTAACACTAATAGGCCAAGTACCCGTAGGTGTCCCACCCATTGTGATAGTGCCCGTAGTAGTAATTGTACCACCAGTTAGAGTTAATCCTCCATATCCACCGCTTGTTGCTACTGATGTAACACCAGAACTTGAAACATAACCAACATTAGATCCAGCAGTTACGTGACCAAATGTATTGACAGTAACGTTATTATATGTTCCAGCTCCTACGCCAGATGTGGCGTGACTTAGTGTCACGCCACCAGTTGCAGCACTCGTAACGATAGGAGATGTAGCTGCAATACTAGAAACCACATCACTCGCAATTACTAAGTTAGTACCATTCCACTGTGGACGAGCTAACTTAAAGTTAGCAACACCAGCAGAACTAACTTCTAGCCATGACGTTAGTGTGCCAGCTCCAGTACTTGTTCTAGCAAAATATAGTAAACCATTAGTACCTGCCATACCAATAGTAGAGTACGTAGCATCGTCTGGTTTTAAAGCCATTACAGCTTTTGATAAAGCCCAACCAGTCGTTGCGTCATTAAAGCCGCCCAACCAAGCTCCTTGGTTACCAGCAGTAACTAAGTTTATTGCAGCACCCGTATTACTATTGATCGCCGTAGTAGTTGTATTACCACGTGCAGTAACTGTTGCTAGTGTATCTGATAACGCAGTCAAGTACGCAGTGTTAGATCCTGCTGTAACGTGACCAAATGTATTAACAGTAACGTTATTATAAGTTCCAGCACCTACGCCAGATGTTGCATGTGATATAGAAGGTGTCGTACCACCTGAACTTACGATTGGCGTAACACCAGCGACTGACGTAACACCTGGATTATCGCCAGTGTTTGTACCAGAAGATGATCCAGAGAAATTAGTTGCAGCTATATTAGTAGCAAATGTTGCTAACGATGTAGTCCAAGTATGAGTAACTGTGTTGTTAACGCCAGTATACAGTCTCCAATTAATTTTTGTTCCAGACGCGCTGCCGCCATCATTGAAGTGTGGATAGTGATTACCAGCAGCATCATATGGTAAAAAGTAGAAGTGACCACCAAATTGATTGCCAGTACCACTTAAGGTCACGCTAGTCGACGTGCTAGCACCACGTGCTGTTACTGTTGCTAATGTATCTACTTCAGTATAACCAGAAATATAGCCAACGTTAGATCCAGCAGTAACGTGACCAAATGTATTAACAGTAACGTTGTTGTACGTACCAGCGCCTACGCCAGATGTAGCGTGAGATATAGAAGGAGTTGTACCGCCAGAACTTACGATTGGCGTAACACCAGCGACCGATGTAACGCCTGGATTATCACCAGTGTTAGTGCCTGATAAATTAGACGCAGTAAGGGTACCTGCAACGCTCAGTCCAGTGCTAGTCAGCGACATATTTGGAGAAGTTGACGCAGTAGCTGCCGCTGTATTTAATTTGAAATACAGCGCAGACCCATTAGTATCTGATGATGCAATTAATGCATATAAAGCTCCACCAAGTGCAAGACCAGCGCCTCCACTAATACCGACGTCGCGACCTAATTGAATACGCGCAGTAGTTTCAGCAGCATAGTACGATAAGAAATTACCACCAGTGTCAACGACTGCTCGTGTAACACCAGTGCTTGCAGAACCGGTGCTTAGACCACCATTTAAAATTACCGCAGTAGTTGTAGTAGCACCACGTCCAGTAACAGTTGCGAGAGTGTCGGTCAACGTTGTCAAGTACGCTGTGTTAGAACCAGATGTAACGTGACCAAACGTGTTGACAGTTACGTTATTATATGTTCCAGCTCCTACACCAGATGTAGCGTGAGATATAGAAGGCGTAGTACCGCCTGAACTCACGATCGGTGTTACCGCTGCAACAGAAGTCACACCTGCGTTATCACCGGTGTTCGTGCCTGATAGATTGCTAGCAAATACGTTTTTATTGAAGTTCCATGAATCGGCTGCAGAAGTGTACAGCAGTGTAGCTGATGCGCCGGCAACAGTCAATCCAGCTCCATTAGCAGCTGCGGCTGTAGTAGCATTCTTAGCCACAGTGATATTAAGATCTGCTACCTCTAGAGTCGCAGTATTAATAGTCGTGGTAGTTCCGCTGACTGTTAGATTTCCTCCAACAGTCAAATTGTTTGTTGTAGTATTTCGTGAGCCGTCAACGAATGTTGAGCCAGCTACCGATATACCGTCTTTTACTTTAAATGTCATAACTCGTCCCTTTTAATCAGAGTATGTTCTTAGATCAATCGTCTAAATTTATATGTATACGTTGAAGTACCAGTGTTAGCAGTAATTCCTGCAATTTGCAATTTCATGTTGTTTGTGTCTGCCGTCATTGTTCGCAATACTCTTAAAAATATATTGCCTGTAGTGCTTGCATGTCCTGCTCTATGCAATACGATTTCATCAGATGAAGCTTCATTGGTGTCCCCACTGTACCAAGACATGATACCGGTGTAGTATGTCATATACTGTCCTCCACCAACAGTACTATCGTCTGCATAAACTTGAACCATATATGAACCTGTTACAAGTTCTGCTGCATTGACTGAAGTATCCTGCCAAGCTGTGGTTAGTGTAAGAACATCTGATGCAGTATAGATCTGATCAACGTTGGTACCAGCAGTCATTGTCAAACCACTGTGAGTAATACCACCACTAAATGTAGATGCCGTGCTAGTCGTAGCTCCACGAGCAGTAACTGTCGCTAGCGTATCGGTCAATGAAGTCAAGTAAGCTGTGTTAGAACCAGCGGTCACTAAACCTTTACCATTAACAGTTACGTTGTTCCAAGTACCAACATTAGAGTTAACAGTCGCCAGTGTTGCTACACCAGTTACGTTGCCCGACCCGTCAAAAGCACCCGATGTGTAGCTAACATCGCCAGTAAGTGCAATAGTACGAGCAGTTGTTAATGCATCAGCATTTGGATGATAACCATCGTGAAATATGTTGTTAGTACCGGTTTTAATTGTTCCGTTACTTTCAAGCGTCAATGCATCATAATAGTTACTTGTAGTACTAGTAGAAAGTCTAATCACCAAACCAACGTTTGGTGATACGCCTGAAACTGTATGTCTATAGATGTCAAAATCGGCTGCACCGGCATAAATAACGCCGCTTGTGCCATCTCTCACCAGTCTCATTGCATTAGTTTGTGCAGAAGTTTGATCTACTCCTAGCGACGAAACGGTTAACGCCGTGTTTGTGGTCACTATTGATGAAGTATCACTAACAGGTCGACCTACAAATAATGATGCAGAATTTATAGACAAGTTGCCGGTTAGAGTTATTGGAGTAGAAGTGCTTGCACCACGTCCAGTAACCGTCGCTAGGGTGTCTGATTCAGTGTATGAAGTAAGGTATGCAACATTAGATCCAGCAGTCACTAATCCTTTACCATTAACAGTTACATTATTCCATGTACCGACGTTTGAATTGACAGTCGCCAACGTTAGCGCTGTGCTACCAGTTACGTCACCAGTGTGAGTTGCGTTACTTACTAGTCCAGAGTATAGCGAGTTGACAGCATTATCGCCAGTGTTAGTACCCGATGCTGTACCCGTACCTGTTGCATACGTAGTAGTGTCTGCAGATAATTGACCACCAGCACCAAGCTTAACGAAACCAGATGTTCCAACAGCTGGAAGTTTAATTGTACCGTTAAGTACTATAGTATTTAGCGCCCCCAAAACATCAGAACCAAGATTAATATTAGTAATAGAGGTTGAAACACCTGTGGTACCAATATTGATGACCTTAGTAGTAGTTGCTGCAGTTGCCCCAGTTCCCAAGTTTAGGGTCTGTGCTGCGGTTGATTGACCTAGAGTAATTGCTCCAGTTCCTGCAGTTCCACCAATTGTAATAAGACCAGTTGTTTGTGCAGTAGCTAATGTAGCATTACCTGTTGATACGGCGCCGCCTAAAGTAATTGAAGATGCACTAGTAGCAATATTATTTGCAGTAATATTGCCAAAAAATATTGCTGCGCCGTCTGAGTAGATGTTACCGTTGACTAGTAAACTAGCATTTTTAATTCTAGTTTCACCAACTAAATCTATTCTACCAGTAGCAAGAGCTGGAGCTATTAGAATACCTGCTGAATTAGTCTTAAATCTAGTAACTGAGTCGGAAGTTGTTCCAACTATGTAAGCATTACCAGAAGTTTCATCCAGATACAACCCTTGGCTAGTTGATTCAGAACTAACTATATATAGATCGTCATAATAAACAGCAGTGGCTATGTCCCATGCAGTACTAAGTCTATATTCAATTATATTATCATAGGTACTACCTAGGATGTACATATTAGTTCCAGCAATATTAAATCTAATACCGCTTCCACCCGTTTCTACTGAAGCAATAGATATTTGTTTCGAATATGTTGCAGTAGAAACGTCATATGCAGTAGTTAAAGTATACTGATAGATCGCATCAATTGTGGTACCAATCATATACATGATTGTTCCATCTGAATTGAAGGTTATACCGTGAGGAGCTGTTTCAGCAACAGGTAAACCGGCAATACCTGCACCAAACTTTAAAGAAGATACTAAAGTTGCAGTAGTAATATCCCAGGCAGTACCTAATGTTAGATAATACGCACGATCGTCTGCTCCCGCAATACTCAAACCAGCATTAACTACAGCAGTTTGGCCACACGTTACTAGCTTAGTGCCATCAGGACTAATAAACATGCCGTTAGTAACGGTATCCCAAGTATTAATAAATGATGTTACAACTCCAGCAGTAGTTATATCCCATGCTGTCGATAATGTATACTGATTAAGCGTAGTACCTGTTAGTAGGAACATCTTAGTTCCATCAGGTTTAAAGAATACATCGGTAGGGTTTAATACACCAGCAAAAGTGCCTGTAGTCGCCCAACTTGCCACAGTATCAGTTAGTGTAATAGCTGCTTGTTTGTTATTAAATGTAGTCCAATCTGCAGCACTTAGTGCGCCACGATTAGTCGCAGAAGCTGTGGGAATATTCAGCGTGATGACTGGTGTAGTTGTTCCAGTTGCAACAGTTGAAGTTACATCAGTTCCAGCTGTAGCGATCGTCAGCGCAGCAACAGAAGTTACTGTTCCAACATTTGTCGTATAGCCACTTGGGTTAGTCGCGTTATACGGAGTGAATCCAAGACCAGTGGTTACTTGAGAACTAGTGATAGTTCCACTATAGATACCAGTAATAGTCGCTGCAGAACCCGTAGTGTTCTGATTCAGTGTAGGAATATCTGCGCCGACAATCGCTCTAAATGTTGGTGCGCCAGCCGAACCATTAGGAGCTGCTAATACTGTGTTAGCAGTTTGAGATGAAAAGTTTGATGGCGTTACTGCTGTCAAGTATGCAGTATTAGATCCGCCAGTAACGAGTCCCTTTGCGTTTACAGTTACATTATTCCATGTACCAATGTTGCTATTGACGGTTGCAAGCGTTAACGTTGTAGAAGAACCGGTAGTTCCTGATCCAGTCACGTCACCAGTGATTGTAATTGCGCCTGATGGGATTGATACGGCTACTGTTGAGACTGCAGTGACTAAACCCTTAGCGTTAACAGTAACAACAGGAATATTCGTCGCGGAACCGAACGCTCCTACATTAGTGTTTACTGTTGCTAACGTTAGCGCAGTGCTACCAGTCGCATCGCCTGTATGGGTTGCATTGGTTACTAATCCAGAATATAACGAGTTTACGGCGTTATCACCGGTGTTAGTACCAGATAAATTTGTAGCAGTTAGATTTCCGCTGCCATCTCGTAATGCCAGAGTATTTGCAGTCGCAGTCGTCGCGCTGTTTATGGTAAGAAGCCCAGCATTAACATCAAATGCTAACCCAGATCCACTGATCGTAAGACCAGCCAACGAAAACTTAAGGTATCCTACAAGTTGAACTTCATCATTAACTGCCAGATCTGGTATTACTACCGTAGCGCCACTTGTTGCAGTAAATTCTGTGTTGTTTAATTTAACGCCGTTAACAAATACGTCTATGAATCCGACTACATAATTAACACTTAGTGTATTAGATCCAGCAGTTGTTACAGTATATAATCTACGATCTAGAATTGCGCTTAAGTCATTTCCAGAGGAGAACGATGTAATTACATTAGAGGAGTTCTTAAAGTATAATTTACCATCTGCATAATTTAATGCTAGTTCGCCATATTCCAATCCATTCGCTGGATCTAAAAGACTTGTAACCGGAACTTTGCCGGCCACAGACGATTTCTTTAAGAGAACTCTTGACATATTGTACACCTAAAAAGGGAAAAAGAAAAGGGAGTAAAAACTCCCTTTTGTTGGTATTTAATTGTATTTATACATGCTTAATACGTTCCGCCATCAATCATGGAAATTGTTATTGCACCAGATGATACTGTAAACTGATCTGAGTCGAATGATGCAAGACCTTTTACGGAATAACTTGCATTTGGAATCGCAGTTTCACCAATGGATGTTACAAGACCTTTAGCATTCACAGTAACAGTTGGTACCACAACTGCAGAACCGTATGCTCCAACAGTAGCATTAACAGTCGCTAATGTGATTGTGGTTGAAACGTTTGCAGTACCATCTACGCTTGATAGAGTGGCTGTCGCGTCACCGGTTAAACTTAGATTGCGTGCTGAAGACCATTTGTCTGCTGAAGTTGCATTACCAACCACGTCACCATAAACGGTTGCAATGTTTAGATTCTTGTTGAAGTTCCAACGATCATCTGCTGAAGTGTAAGTCAATGTAGCTGCAACAGCTGGACCTACTACAGTAAGACCACCGCCGTCGGCTTCAGCCGCTGTCGTAGCGTCTTTAGATAGAGAGATATTCTTATCGCCAACTGCGATAGTAGTCGAGTTAACTGTAGTTGTAGTACCTTCTACTGTTAAGTTGCCAGTAATAATTGCGTTGCCGGTGATGCTAACGTTGGCAGCTGTAATGTCATTTGAATACAGTGTGCCATTTGCAGTAACATCATTAAACACTACGTTGTCGGTAGTTGCTACAGGTTGACCGATTGCAAACGATACTTTATTGTCAGTAACTGTAGTAGCAACGCCTGTACCACCTTCGAATACTAGAGTGTCTGTTAATAGAGATACTGTATCGCTTCCGGTTCCAGCCGAAATACTCAGAGCTGTCGCAATAGACGCTGTAGTAATAGCGGTAACGAGACCTTTAGCATTTACCGTTACGATTGGGATAGAAGTAGCCGAACCAAACTGACCAACGTTACTATTAACAGTCGCAAGCGTAAACGTTGCAGACTTATTTGCAGTACCATCAACGCCAGTTAAGCTAGCAGTACCATCACCCGTTAGACTTAAACTTCTTGGATTCAACCATGCAGTTGTGGTATCAGCATTACCAGTGACAGCACCAATAAATGTAGTCGCAGATAGTGCACCACTAGTAGCATTAAATGTTAAATTAGCGTTATCTGCTAAAGTTTGATCTGCACCAGCAAATGTGACACGACCAGTGGTTAATTGAGTAATCTTTACGTTACTTCTGAATTCTGAATAACTGTTGACGATAAGCTGGTGTGTGGTCAACTGACCAAACCCGCTGCCCCAGTTCAAACGACTATCATCGATCAACTTGCCACTAGCATCGGAGAACACAAGACGTGTGTCTGACAATGAGCTTGCTGTAACGTCAGTTGCTAAAACGTCACCGGTTAAATTGCCGATAATATCTAAGTACGCTGCGCCACTACTATTACGTTTTACTAGAGTGTTTGCAGTATTTGCTGAGGTAGACGCAGTGATCTGATCGGTGAAGAACTTACCACCGATAACAACGTGATTTACAGCATTACCAGTAGTCTCAGTGCCGGTACCAATGTATAGTCTATCTCCACCATTAGATCCATTGTCTGCTAATGATGTATATGCTAATTCGCCAGCACCAAGGGTTGCTGGATTGCCAGATACTTCTGATCTTTTAATTCTAATGATTGATGCCATTTTATTTCCTATTGTTAAAACTGTCCACCCTCTAATTCTTGCTTCTGCAATTTATTAGTGGCTTCCCATTTGCTTACGGCAGTAGAATATACCAGAACTGAACCATCTCTTAGATCAGTTATGCTAACATCATTCGCGGTCGTGATTAAATTTGGTCCCTGCGGCCCTTGAATACCTACAGCAACAACTTCGTTGTTTGACTGTTTATTTACGCTAACGACTTTCGTCTGTTGGCTGTTTACTTTTATCTTCATTATATTTTAGTTATCTCGGGATTAATCGTAATAACACCTTCAACAACTCGTGTTTTTGAAGTAGCGCCGTATAGCTCAACGTCGTACAAGTATCTTCCAGGTTTGATTGCAGATGATGCGATCCCAGAAAGAGATAATGTAAACTTACCTTGAATTGGACTCACTATGTTCACCGCAAAATCATATCCAATTAATGAATTATAGCTTTTTCTAAATTGAGAACGTATATTCAATCCTGATATATTCATAGGAGTGCTATCATCGTTCTCAAGAATCATCTCTGTGACAAAGTCTGAACCCTGATCTATATCTAAGTATGCTGTCGTTGCCATTTATTATTCCTCTTGCTTTATTTATTAGCAAGTTGATTTTGCAAATCTACTACTTTAGCATTTAATTCCTTAATTGCTTCAATCAATAGTGCTGTGATATTACCATAGTCGACTGAAAGCGTATCACTATCATCTGATCTAACTACTTCTGGTAATACTTCTTGAATTTCTTGAGCAATTACGCCGACTTTTCTAGTCTTATCTTCTTTATCTTTACGAGTGTAATAGACACCGCGCAAATTAAGAGTTTTATCTAGAGCAGAATCGATAGTCGTGATATTCTCTTTTAATTTAATATCAGAGTACGCAGTGATATTGCTTTCCGAAGTCCAACTACCATCATCATTGCAGTATGAACCCCAACCACCAGCTTGACTTAAGAAACCAATTCTATTGCTATTGCAATGTATTGTACGACCGCCTTCATCTGAGTCACCCATATTAATAGAAGAAGACGCAGCGCCATTGCCAACATTAATGTCACCACTAAATGTTCCAGTAGTCGCGCTTAACGCAGTACCATTATGCGGAAGTGTAGTTGGTAGTGTCTGGTCGCCTGTGTTTGTTCCTGATAAGTTAGATCCAGATACAGTGCCAAAAGTATTTAAGTTTCCATCAATGTCTAATGACATTGCTGTTCTAAATGTTATTGCTGTAGTAGTATTCGCCGTGTCGGTTGGTTTAACATACCAGTAGAAAGTGCCATAGTTTGCATCTAAAGTAAATCGCATCGCTTTAGAAAAATTGCCAGTTCCAGTCCATGCACTTGCTGAAGTTGCTTTACAGCCTGCAGCAAATGAATATCCATACGCATCTTGAGCTATACTCCAATCTCTTCCAAGTTGAAGAGCTGGATACGCCCAAACGTGTGATGCAAATCCATCAAGACAAAGTGCATTTCTTAGAGGATTGTACGTAGGTCCACCAGTAATATCTGCTCGTAGTGATATATTTTGAGTTGCACCAGCAGTTAACAGTAACGAATAATCATAATTAGTAGTGTTGTCAGTTTGCGTAACATATACGTTGTTTGCATTAGTTGCAGTTCCGCCGCTTGCTTCACGAGCATTTGATAATCTAGCGTCGTTACCAACACAAGAAGTAGTCGACGTAGTCCCGTAGTTTACGCTGAATACAGTTCCAGTTAATGCTAAACCAGTGCCATTAGAATATGTAGTATTAGTATTATCGCTAGCATGAACGTGATCTTGACGTGCATATTTTAAACTAGTTCCAGTAGCTGCAGTACCATGAGCTGATGGCGCAGTATCTGCTGCGTTTCTATCAGCTATAAGTTTCGCTGTAGCTCCAGTGATAGTTCTTAAAGTTGTCGCCGTACCTGCTGTAATCTCAGCAGCAGTTATAGCACTGTAAGTAGTGTCAGTATACGTGGTTAAATATGTAGCGGTGTCTAGTGTCCAAGTGTCTGCAGCAGTCTTCTTTAAAAAGCCGCTTGTTCCGGTCAAACCACCAATTGCTAACAAGTCGCCGTCTGCAGCCTGATAACTGTGCGTGTGACCAGAAGCTGCGGCTCCAACTGTCGAATAGTCTACTGTTAATACTGCAGCACCAGTGTAAGTAGAACCAGCAGCAGCTCCACCGCTCGATGTAAACGTAACTGCATTAGCATTTGGCAATGTAGTCGGTATTGTCTGATCACCGGTGTTAGTACCAGAAGCAGTTCCAGTTCCAGTAGCATACGTAGTAGTGTCTGCAGATAATTGACCACCTGCGCCAAGCTTAACCAAACCAGATGTTCCAACAGTTGGAAGTTTGATTATACCAGCAATAGTTGTAGTCGCAGAAGTACTTCCAATATTGACTGCCGATGTACCAGCACCACCGTATCCGCTAGCATTATTGCCGATGTTAACAGTTCCGGCAGTAGTTGCGTACTGCGATCCAGTTGAAGCATCGATACCGCCGTCAATATAGACGTTGCCACCGGCCTTTGTTCCAGATGCGTTATACGTTCTACCACCGAAGATAAAGACGCTGCCACCAGTAGCTGCAGTTGTAGCAGTAGATAGAGCGGATCCGCCCCATATAGTAACGCTGCCACCAGTTGAAGTAGCAGCTCTAGAACCACCACCTTGGATACTAACGCCACCACCAGTAGCTGACGTTAGTCCGCCGTTTCCAGAATAAATTGACACTGAACCAGCAGCTTGTGTTCCAAATCCATTACCGGAATTTAATGAAATTGCGCCAGACGAAGCGTTTCCAGCAGTGACGTCACCACTCTTGATATATAAGATTCCTGTAGCAGCACTTGCTACGTCAGCAGTTTTTAGCGTGAAGTTTGATGCAACACCGCCGGTTACCGATAAGATGCCACCCAGCGATTGATCTGCTGAAGATGCTTGTACAGCCGTGGTACCTATGTAGTGACCATGCGATGACAATGAATACGTAGAAGTATCAACTGAATAGCTATCTTGGCCACTTCGTCTAATAAAACCAGCGGTTGATGTAGTCATCAGCGTTGCAAGATTAGTTAGTGCTGGACCTACTTTAAAATCCAACGATCTTGCTGTAGCTGTATTAGCACTATATGCTCCACTTAATGCTAGTGTGATAGCAACGTTAGTTGCTGCAGCTGAGGATGCAACTGTTAGTGCGCCATCACCGATGTTATATGTGGTGTCATTATCAGTTCCCCATGCAGGAAACCCGCCAGATAGCTTAAGAACTTGTCCATCACTACCTTTAGCTAACTTCGATAAAGTATTAGCAGCTGATGCATATAATACGTCACCAGCCGCATAGGATGTAATATTCGTACCACCCTTAGCAGTTCCAACAGTAGTGTATGTAGTGGCATTGCCAATAGATGTTACATCGCCTGTTAAGTTTGCGTTAGTAGTTACTGTTGCAGCGTTTCCACTAACAGAACCCGTGATAGTATTAGTTACAGTTAAACTGGTTAGACTAGAACTTCCAGTAACTGTTAAGTTACCAGATATTGTACCACCAGACTTTTCGTACTTGGCGTCATCTAACGACTTAAAGTTGCCATCAACGTCAGCATTAGTCAAACCGGTTGTCTTAGTCGTAGTACTAGCAGGAGCAGCTGGACTAGAAGCTCTATAGGTTAAATTTGCCATGTCTATGTCTTTATTGAGTTATTCTTGTATTTATTACATTCGTACTATGTTACTGTGGACCAGCGCCACCGTCGCCACCGTCGCCGCCGTCACCACCAGGACTGGTCCCTTCGCCTTGACCAGCTGGTGCATTACCAAGTCCAGCTGCAGCGTTAGACTGATTAGATTCTCCTGGCTTACCACCAGAATCCGAAGGACTCCAACCGCCTCTATCACCACCTCTATCCGGCGACTGATACGTATTATATACTATCTCAGCAGGTGGATACGGCACCATAGCGCCAGTAGTATTATTTAAACTTACGCCAGCTGCTATAGAAACATAGGTAGGAACGTTATCGCCGAACACTCTAACCCAAGCGCCATTTATTCGTGTATACGCGTCTGTGACTTTAGTCCAAGCATTATTTTGTCTAACCGAAATAGCGTTAGCATTATTCCAAGATCCAGACTGAAGTATTTTTAGATCAGTTTGAGTAGAAACAAATGCTGCGTATCCGTCAACGCCAGAAGAAGTTGCAACGCCACCTTTTCCAGCTGTCGTAAAGATAGTCGAAGTAGGATCCCACGAATAAGATCCATTTAGCAAAGCATTATACGAATAACCAATAGAGCCAGACATGGCGCCTTGATCTCCAGCAGGCTGAGTTCCACCCATGCCACCAAAGAAACCACCACCGCCGCCGCCAGGACCGCCACCATCACCTTGATGATGTTGACCTAGACCGCCTCTACCTTTATGTGATAACTCATTAGGGGCGTTACCATAAGTCACATATGATTTGATATATCCATTAGCGCCGCCGCGATTGCCGCCTCCACCGCCGCCACCGCCTCCTGCTGCTATAGCGATGAATTGTTTAGTATTGTTAACTAGCTTCCAAAGTGTCGTAGCGCCTCCGCCTCCGCCTCCCGAACCCGACCCTCCACTTGGTCCAGCATTACCACCAGTGCCACCAGAAAAAGTATCAAGAGCGTAGCCACCGAGCCCACCTCCATAACCGTGAGCTCCACTAGCACCTGCAGCGCCTGCGCTAGCGACTAGACAATAGATCGTTTCACCTGCGTCGAGATATATACGTCCAGTTACAATGTCACCATTTATTCCAGAGCTACCAGGATGGGAATCATTGCCACCTCCGCCACCTCCGCCACCAACGATAGCATAGTCTACAGCGCAACTAGTAGTAGCTGTGATTGCTTTTATATCACCATCGTATTGAAATTCTAACATGGATTATACCTTAAACCAGAAGTCACCTTCCGATGGTGAGCTTGGAGCAGTGGATTGAACATATTTCTTTGAACTGCCCCACTTATCTTGTAGACCATCCACGTATGTAGTAGCAGCTTTAACTGATACCGCATTGCTGACAATCGTATCAGTTTGCGCTTTAGTGTAATAGTTACCAAATATGACATTCATTCCGGTTGTAGTCGTGTAACTAGTTAACGATGTGGCAATTGCCGAATTCATTCCGGTTGTAGTACTGTATGACGTCAACGCTGTGGCAATTGCCGAATTCATTCCGGTTGTAGTAGTATATTCTGCAATAACTGCGCCAATTTTTGAAACAGTGTATGCAGTAGTTGCAATCTTAGTACTGTTGTCTGTCGTTGCAGGTGTTATTGATGATGGAGTGCCAGTAAGAGCAGGCGATGCTAATGGAGCTTTAAGTGCAATGTCAGCATCTGTCAACACTTTGATATTCTTTACAAACGCAGTTGTTGCTATTGCAGTGCTGGTGCTATCATTAGTAGCAGTAGGAGCGCGAGGCGCACCAACAAAGATTGGAGAATCTAAAGGCGCCACAGTTTGTGTGACAGAATTTAGTCTATAAAATACGTTATTCGTGTCAGTCCATACATCGCCATTAGCTGGTGCTATGACAGATGCTGTTTTTGGTGGAATTGTTAATGATGCACTACTCGCAGTAGCTGCAGCAAAAACTAATTTACCAGACATAGTATCACCTATTAATGCTACTGCACCTAAGTTATTTCGTGCTCCTACGTCATCAATTGCTCCAGTGCCTCCATTAGCAACTAGAACAATACCATCAACGTTATTTGCAAGAGTAGCATAATCAGCAAGAGTGGCTGTAGTTGCGTTTCCATCTAGAGCACCGTGAAAAGAAACTGAAGTGATACCACTATTAGCATCGCGAGCAACTATCGTGCTAACTGACGAGGCTTCAGATGGTAGATAGCCATTTAACTTCCAAGCATTTAAATTAGCAACACCGGCTGTCAGCGTATTAATTTTGTCTCTTATCGCGACAGCAGTAAAATCAACAGTGTTTAATTTCTCAGTAAGTGAAACTGAGAGATATTTGAAGTTATTATCTAATTCTTGAATCGTTAAAGGATAACCCTTTTCTTCACGAAGAATCATAGATGAAGGAACACTTGCTCCAGACAACTTAAGATTTATAGTAAACTTTTCAAACTGTATAGGATTAGTACCAACTATTAGTGTACCATCTGAACTTACTACCCACCCGGTGTCTGCTAGAGTATCGCCTTCTTGAACGAAAACAATTGTGCCTGGTGTTTGTGAAGAACTAGTCGCGAAGTCACTCGCTCTTGACCAAGCTCCTGCTACACTGATCAAATAGATACCATTTTCAATTCTATTAGTCTGAGCTTTTACAAGAATTCTGTTTCCAGATACTATTAAGACACCGTCAATTTTGGCAGTGCCTAATGCGAGATTAGTTGTTAGTGTTACGTTTTCAAGCGTAGACGCTCTAACTTGCGTTAATATGGTTGCCATTGATTATTTCCCTTTAAGGATCTGGATTAACATTTGCTTTATTTCTTCTACTTCAGATTTTAGAGATTCAATTTGATTTTTTTGCTCTAACACTATTTTTGCATGATTTTTTGCAATATCATTTCTTCTTCGATATGCCTGATATTCGTCATCATTATCGCATATAATAGCATGAGAGGACGTGTCTCTCACAAGAGAGGCATGTCCTTCTACTTTTGCAAATTGTGGAATTACGCCGCTGCGCATGAAATTACTCTAAAGTTTTTAATACGAGGTACTTTAGATTTATTTATGGACTTCATGACAAGCTTAATAATCACGCTATCAAATGGTTCTAAGTTTTCTACATCAGCTGTGATATCGCTGAATTCAGTTTCAGATTTTGTGTATCCAGATTTAGGAACTGCTTTAAAATATCGTGAGGCAATAAAGTCTCCAGATACGCTCATACCAGTCTTATAATAGATTTCAACTTCTGCATCATTAGGAACGATAGCAGCAAACATGATCTTTAACATGTCTGATGGGCGTGAGAAGTTAATCTTCTTAGTTACGTATTTGCTATGACTTGAACTTCCGTTCGCAGAATATTCTGATTTGTAGTGCGATAACCACCAGATAGAAACCGTAGTACCTGTCGTTGTTTCTGTGAGAACATCGCTTCCATTGAATGCTTCAAGAGTGAAATATAGGTTACCAATAGAATCTTGACTCTTATTTACAATTGTCATATTCTTAGCAGCACCTACGACACCACTGTACATGAACTGTAGAACATCACCTGCATTTAAATTATTATTTAAGTGATTATACAATGTCGATTGAGTTAAAGAATTAACTACTAACGTATCTAAAACAGTATCACCGCTAAGATCAACTAATTGGAATGGTTTTGCAGCTCCAATCTCAGTAGCAGTTGCAATAACAAAATAGTCTAGAGTTGCATCATTTATGCTTAGATCTGGACTATCAATCTTGTTGCTAACCATTGTCATTGCTAGTCTACCCAAGTCAATCACAGGAGATATAGAATCTAGTGTTGAAGAAGGATTCAATGTAGCGACAACACTTAGACCTGTTGGAAACGATGTGCTGATGTAGTTGTTTTCTGAAGGATATACTTTTACTTCTTCGAATGTAGTATTCTGTTTAGGAATCATATCATATGTAGAAACAATATCTGCGTGGTTGATGACTTTAGTCTGATATGAAATAGAAGTACCTGGTGGCACAACTTCAGCAATTTCAATCATTGAAGTTTCAAACTCGAAGTTTTCGGCGGCAGTAATATACCCGCCACCAACTGCACCGGTAGCGGTAGAAACTACAGAACCTGTAAATTCAACTACATATGCATCTAATTCTGCAGAAAGAATAGGTAAGTTAATATCAAAGATATTAGCAGCAGCAATGCCATTAATGCTAGTAACGATCTGACGTGTCTTAAACTTAGCTAATTCTCCAACAACAAATCCGTGATTAGGATGAAGCACTCTGCACTTCTTGCTTCCAGCAATAAGATTAAATGGATTGAATCCTAAATTCGTATATCCAAGTTTAGGTGGAACTAATTCGATAGTCACTGGAGATTGTGCAAATTTAGCACGGCGAATAACAAATTTCATATCCTGAGTTTGATCAGCAGTCCACGTAGACGCATTCTGAGACTTGAATAAAACTCCATTATATGGTTGTGAACTGATTCTAACGCCATCATATCCAATAGTATCAGTTTGTGCAATGTGAATCTTAAAGTTGTTAGAATCAGATAGTGCTACTAGTGCATATTCGACTCCGTTCTGTAAGAAGACAGGAGAAGTGAATGCAAACGTACTAGCTACAGTGCCAGTAGCACTTGTCACAATACTTGAACCTTTTCTTTCCACGCGCGAGAATGGAAGTACTGCACTACCAGGATAACCATTAACAACTTCACGGATTTCAATACGAACTGGAACTTTAGTGTCCGCGCTAGCAAAGTATAGATCAACTGAAGTGATGAATGCGCCACCTTCTTGTTGTACCATAAACGTTTGTGCAAGAGGGTCGAACCAACCAGTGTCTCTAGTAGCTCTGTCGTTTGTCGTCACGATAGTATTGTTGTCAGATACCTGTGTAGAAACTAATGACGCAGTTCTAGTTGCAATAATTGTACGTTGTTTGATTTCAATCAGACCATTTGCTTCGTAGAAAGCACCGCCACTCGTAGATTCGCGAGATGCTCTAATTCCAGGTGTAGTGGAAATGTCATCTGAGAATCGTAATTCACGAGTTCCAGTTCTAAATTTCATCTGAGGATTACTTGGAATTCTAAACAATCCTAGTAATAGACCACTTTCCGTAGTAGTAAGATTTGTGAAGTCAGTTCTAGCGACAAATTTAGTTCTAGGTTTTACACCTGCGATTAGATATTCGCCTTCTAAATATGCATTTGCTGCAGTAGAGAACTGGCCATTGCCTTTAATGTTCATTACATAAATGTAGAACTTGCTTCCAGACACTTCTTGACCGACAACGATCGCAGTGTTTCCAGTAGCTGTCCCGCCGACATATTCTTTAATAACTTCGCCGTGGTTAAACGCAACTTCTACTTCTTGTGTAGTGTGTCTAGTTCCAATAACTTTAACGCTAGCGCCACTAGCAGTAGTAGCATTGTATGCTGGACTAATTGTTAGTGTATAGTTATCAGTGATCGCAGTTACTTTATACTTAACAGCAGTTCCAGTGTTTAAGATGTCACCGACGTCTACTTGTTGAGTGAATGCAGTTGCGAGTCCGACTACAGTTGCACTTCCATTTGTAAGAGTTACAGTACCGTCTATAGATGCACCGTCTGAATAGAACACTGTTCTTTCAACGTTAGCAACTGCAGATCCAGCGTTTCTTGTCACGTCAAATGTCTGACTGTATCCAGTGATAGCAGTGATTTCTAGTCTAGTCGCACCAGTAATGTAATCATTGACATAAGTATTGTCGAAGAAACCATACATGTTAGTGGTAGGTTTAAACCCATAGCCAGTGAACAATACAGCACGTGGACGGATGTAAGGTACAACCTGTGTATCTACAACTCTATCGTCGGCTATGCGTGAATCTATCTTATCAGTGATGAATGTTCTAGTACCAGTTTTTGAAGATGTAGTTTCAGTTGCACTAGTTTCGATTGTAAGTACACGAGACCCAGCGACAGCATTTGCTTGAGCACTACCGACATTTCTGTTAGTATTACCAATAAGGTCTAGTTCTTCTGCTGTGAATGTATTTCGATTACGCCAGAATGAACCACCGTTATTAGCTGATGTAAGAATATCTGTATTAGCAGTAGACCATGCGCCAAGATTTTCCATTCTCGTACTAAGAGCTTTAGTAGAAGAGAATACGACTTGCCATGCGTTCCACACAGTACCCAATACTCCATCAGCAGTAGCTTTAGCAACTAGAGCATTGTATTGACCCTCGTCATTTAAGACAATGTCTGGACGATAGCTAGTAGAAAACCAAGTATCAGACCATGGATTGATGTCGACAATACCTTTCCAGCTGTACAGCGCATATGGATTCAAGTTCTCAGACATTGAAGCTTTGAGCTGACTAATCATATCAACTTCAGTGAAAGGTAGCGTCACCAAGTCACCCGAAACTTTGTATGCTCTCGTCGTAGCACTTACGTTTTCAAGTAGAGTTACTTGTTTCTGTGAGAAGAATGGACGCAATTCTTTCTTAGAAGAATCGATCGAAGCATTCCAGTCATCGGAAGACGTATTGCCGATACCCTGTCCATCAAACGCATCTACTAAGAATCCATTTTGGAATCGATCAAAGCCATTTGCGTCAACGATACGCATATTCTTCGTATCCATTTCAGACAAACTCAATGCAGTATAATATTCAAGATCTTGTACACGGCGTTCTAACTTGCCGATATCTCGCATCGTGTATCGTTTGTTCTCAGTTTTACTGATAACGGCACCCATGATTTCGCCACGATAAAACGTGTATGGCTCAACGCTAACGCTGGCCAATTTCATAGTACTGTTAGGGTGCTTAGGCTCAAACGCAGAAGTAGAAGGAATTCCCTTAGATACGATATAATAACCTTCAGTACTTAGAGAGATGCAGTCAATGCGTTCAAGATAGTGAGTGTATTTGATAGAAGCGGTTGTGCCATACTTAGGTAAGTATTTTGCAATGAAGTTAGTGCTTGACGCAATAGGTCTAAAGTCGATACAGTCTCTTAATGAATAATTAGAAACTGAAAAGATTTGATCGTATGTAATCTTAGAACCTACGCCCCAAATATATGAATTTACATCTAAGAATCCACTTGGATTTGTAGCACCAAGCGCAAGATATTCATACTTGATAATGATAGGACCTGTAGGCATTGCGGAACTTGCAGTACGAGTTATGCTAGATTTCGTCGCCTGACTAGTCTCTTGTCCAGCGTTAAACGTGTATCTGTTCGTGATATCCGTATTATACACCGGAGAAGTATTAGCAGCTCCACTAACTGTGAACCCACGATTATCCATCAAGATAGATACTATTCTTGTTACAAACGGTTGTTCTAAAGTAATAGTAGTCGCTTGAGCGAATGCTGCTCCAGTCAATTGAAGAGGAGTTGCGTCAGTTACTGTAAAATTAGTTTGACCATTTGCAACGTTAGCTCTTTTCATAGTAGCTAACACTGAATAGTTTACACCAGTTGTCAATCCGCTTAATGTTAACTTAGAACCAGTGCTTGCCAAAGTTGGAGTAACAACTGCACCTGTAGCATTATTAGTGACTATGTAATTTGTGAGTGCGCTAGTCACGCTTTCAAACGAATAACCACTAGCCGCATCAATTTCCCAAGTAGTTCCAGAATTAGAAGAACGGGTGAATGGAACTACTACAGTGTAGTCTACTTCAGTAACGGATTCTACTGCGTATGCAGGAAGTTGATATATTAAAGATGTTCCGTTCGCAGAAGGATTATTTAGAACTGTTAGCGAAGCTTCTTGAATTGCATTTGCAGAAAACGCAGTCGCAACAGTGTAGAAAGACTTAACATTAGTAAAGTCTTTCTTTGCATTCATTACAATGTCAAATAAGAATACGTTATACGCATTAACTGTGGTAGGATGTCTTTCGATTCCTCTAATTCTAGCAGTACCAATGATATTGCCAGCTGCTGCTGTTGCGTATGTAACGCTATGCAAATTTACCTTTGCAAAAGTAGTAACATCTGGAAGATACTTGACATCAGTACAAGTTACATATGCTCCACTAGATAAGTCGATGCTAGTAGTGTTAACCACTGAAACTGATTCGGTAGTTGCAGGCAAAGAACTAACATTGAAATATGTGCAAAGCGCTACAGATCCTTCTGGTAGTTTTCTAGATTTGAATATTGGAACGTACTCTGTCGCAACCTTTTCAATCTCATAACCACGAACATATGCTTTTCCAGCTTCAACGCTTACTGAGAGCATTCCGTTTAAACGAATATGGTCATTGATGGTGAACGCGGCATATTCAGAAGCGCCTGCTGTAAATGTATTTACGCCGCGATTAAAGTCAGGATAGATTGCGTATTCCCAGGTGATATCATTGTCAGTAATGCTATCTCTGATAGGACTAAACGAATTATTCCCGCTTGGTCGAGTAGTGCCACTTATTCCAGATGTAACTGCAACAAAATAATAGAATCCTGTAGCACCATCTGGAACTTTAATCAAGTCACCTTGAATGAATTTTTCGCTTGCGGCCCAATCTCCACGTAGATTATTTCTAAAATCTAACGTTGCCATGTTGAATGGTGAAAGGGCGTAGTCGCCGGATTCATCGTATGTTCTGCGCGCTAGAGTTTTATTTAATTCTGCGTATTGTGTACGATCGATTTTAAACAGAACTTTGCCCGTATTTAATCTTAGCAGTTCAATGAACTCGGCATCTTCTGTAGTTGCCAATGACTTAGTAGAAAGCACTAAGTCAATATAGTATCGAGCAGCGCCTGGCGCAGAATAGTTAGGTGTTCCAAGAGCATTATCCAATAAACTTTCGTCATCTTCTGGATAGACGATACTTTCAGATAATTGAAGACCCACTCTATAGCTTGGAATGTTCGTGTACTTATCTAGTACAATAGTCTGATCTGTTACTAAAACAAAATTCTTTTTGATGTAATAAACACCACGTTGAATAGTTGCAGAGCAACCCAGACCAATAGGTGGAGTTGCTCCTACAACAGCGTCAGCTATAGTTACGTCTAGTCCAGAAGTGCCATCTACAGGCGTCAAAACATCTGTCGGAGAAAATACACTAATGTTATTTCCAGCAACATCCTGAACACTGTTCAAATATTTAACAAAAATAGTGTTTGGATCTGTATCAGTTTGAGCAGTGTACGTAATAACTTTTGCGATAAGACCAGCAGAGTTTACAATTTCTCTTCCAACTAAAGAAGTCAAAATTGTGGTTGGAGTACTTCCAACAGCAAATGTAAGTTTTACATAACTTAGAGCTAGATCATAAGAGATCTGCCCTGGAATAACCATCGAACCTTCTTTGAAGATATGGTCACCATGACGGCGAATTTGTTCCTGCAGAATAGTCTGCATCTGGGTTAATTCGCGTGCTTGAACCGCGTAGCCAGGTCTGAAGAGAATTCTGTGGAATTTTTTATCTTCAGAATAATCGTCAAAGAATGGTTCAATTGAAAAGTCTAGTGCCATAAGTTTTTCTCTATTAGAATGTGATTAGAGTGGATACTGCAACAGTTTGATCAGTCGATGATACAAACTTAACTCTATTGTCTATGTATAGCATCTCACCAGAATATTTATTGATGTCTGGAGTGCCTATCGATAAAATGCTTATAGGATACGAAATATTAGAAATGCTAACTGCAATCGAACTTCCTTGCGCTGGAATATGATTATTGTTAACACTAGCTACCAAATAGTATTTATTGTTTAATAATGCTTTTTCTACTAACGTAAATGTTTTACTAGCATCACTCGTAGAAAACAATTCACTGTCATATGACATAGCATTGTACGCTATAGTATTGCTAGCGTTAACTTCACATGTGAATAATACGCAAGTAGAACCTGTTGCTTTTCTATAGAACGTATCCTGTTCATATACTTTAGGATTTTTAAGAATAGTAATTTGACGGAAGTCATTAGCAATAGTGATATTCTTATTCTTTTCATCTACTAGACGAGTGTATAGCATTAGCGTTCTTGCATACAATTCGGAAACTGCGTCTTTACCGTGACCGCCTTTTGGAGAAATGATAGCTCTTAGCACAGCAGTAGATCCTATACTTGCAGTGATAGTTGCATAAGTATATCCTTGACCAGGATTTGTTACTATCACATTAGTTAGTTGACCTGCTACGATCACTGGTTGACACGCAAATCCAGTTCCATCGCCAGAAATACTTATGACAGTATTTGCACTATATCCAAACCCTGGATTATCAACCTTTACTACTTCGATAGAACCATCGATTGCTAAGAGTTCGACATTAGATTGTTTAGTATCGATTGTTCCAATACCAAAGTCAAGAATAACACTTGCTTTACTAAAACCAATAGTGTTAGTAGCATCTATATCAACGATGTTTGCACTTGCTGGTTCTCCGGCTATCATATTAATTGTCTTTTTGCCAACAACGTTTACAGTTGCATAGGTATAACCCACACCAGGACTAGTGATCTGTATTGCTTTGATTTCACCGGAAGAGCTTAACAGCGGAATAATCTCAGCTTCATTTTTCTGCGAGGACACGCCAAGATCGCACGAGAATCCACTTGCAACTAACACCGCAGCAAAGGCGTTAGTACCAAATACTAATGGCTGTGTGTATCCATATCCACTATCTACAACTGAAATAGTATCTACTTCATATAAGCTGGTGCCACTCTTAACTCTGAATGTAACATTTACTGTAGGCATTCTACCATAGATTAACGATGGAGATGGAAACGTAAACAGATCACCACTTGGCGCTGACACGAATGATCCTCGATTAATGATGTTTACTACTTTAAGACTGTACGGATTGTACTCGTTATAACCGTCTCCACTAATGACTAATTTAGTGTAAGCATTCGAAGTTGCTGCTTCATATTCTACTATCCAGTCTAATCCGGATGCTCCAACAGGAGGAGTCACCGTCGCTACTGGTTGTGAGGTGTATAAACTTCCCTCGTTAGTCACCGATATAGAAATTACATTGCCAATTGGCCCAACTTCTACAATGGAAGCTGTAGCTTGAACGCCTCCGCTTGGAGCTGCTGGAAATGCAAATGCTGTTCCAATCGTATAACCCTTACCGCCATTAAGCACTATGATTCGTTTTACTTTCCAAGTGTTAGCAACGTATCCATATCCTCTATTTTCAATTGAATATGATACGATAGATCCCTTAGAATAAAACTGATTGTCTAGAGCTGTAACGACAGGCATGTAAGTACTATTAAGAAACTTATTTCTTAAATACAATGGAATCGTATACATGAACTTCCACACATAGCCATCGTCCATAAGCACTGCAAGTGTTGCAGTTGTTACTGGTTTAGATGTTGAAGGCTTATTTCCATTATTAGATAAGCACTTATAGACGTTAAATTCGTCTGTAAGTACATAAAATTGGGCGGTGTCAATTGAGGTTGCACCGCTGTATGCAGGATTGTCTGCACTATAGTCGTCGTACATATCATATACAACGCTAGGAATCCAACTAACCCTATTGACTACGATAGCAGCATCGTTTGCATCAATATATTTCGCGTATGCAATATCCGCACGAGTTTCAAGCTCGTACGGATATGTGTCAGGAACTGCAGGTGGATCATCTTCACTAGAGACTGTATAAGTCTGGTTGTCAGTGTTGATCGCCGTAACAGTGGGCCACGCAGTAGTTTTCCCGAAGGTGTAGTAATAACGTGATACCTTCGAGATGATTTCAAAATATATTGACTTAACAATATTCGTCTTTAACGAATACTTTAAGAGAGTCGTACTATTTGCCATTGTAGCCCTAGTTTAATGATTACTGAATTGTAACAGTCCAAGTAATAGTCAACGCGTCTGCTGGAAGCTTAGTAACAATAGGGAATACTGTACGGCAAAGCATAGTTCCTGCAGTAGAAGCATTGAAAATGCCAGCTTCGCGAAGTACTGCGCCACCAGCTGGTGCACTTGGATTGTTCGCAGGAAAGTTTGAAGAGTATGTGATAACGTTGTTAGTGTTACTTGCAACTGTGGTTGCAGCGCGAGCATATCCAGTATATCCACCTGCTACTGTTAATTCTGCACCTAGTGTAGAGTCACCAGCAACTAAAGCAGTACCAACGCTAACGCCAGTAGAACCAGTACCGATACCCATGTGTGACATAATAGCAGCTGAAGTACCCACGATACGTGATGCAATGAAAGTTTTACCGACGAAAACCACGTCATTTGGAACGTATAGTTCTTGTTTGATCGTATTAGTAAGTGTGTCTGTTACGACAATTGATAGAGAACCGCTAAGTTCTACCATGTTATTGTATTTTGGAATTAAAATCATAATTTCTCCTGATCCGTTAGGATATTGTTGTTGAAGGCTGATAGTCGCTAAATAGTTCAAAATAGAATTCTGAGTCGTATGGCGACAAGTTTATTTTACCATTTGTTATGGTATTTATAGAATCACTTGGATTCTTAATTGGTTCATATAAGAATTTAGTTTCAACAGCTGAAACTGTTAGGTCGTCAAAAATTTTATTTGGATTATTAGATAACTTATCTAATACTGTTATTAGCTCTTCTATTAACTTAACTCTATCTATCGTTATAGAATCTGTTATGTTATTTATTACTTCGTCAAAATTCTTAAAATTAACGAACAGCGCTAAATCTAAAACTGAAGCTATCACTTCATTGATTTTTTTATCTACTCTTTTTACGATTACGTCATTAGAAACACTAATGTCTTCTACCATATTCTTTTGAACAGAGTATAGGATACCTTCGGTGAGATCCATTAGTTCTACGAGATTCTTAATGACCGTTTTTACCGGCGAGTCTAATAGAACATCCATGAGTTCTGTTATAGGTTTAGATATAGAATTGTCGTATTTCTCATTTTCTATCTGCAGCAATTCTATGAGTAATTTTTCTACAAATTTATTGTCTATTGCTGAGAGAGGAGTATCTACCAAATCTATGATTGGCTTTTCAACTAGTTTAACTGGTACGTCAATTAAAACTCCGGTTTGATCAATAATTGGTTTTTCTGTAAGCTTATTGATTATTTCTGTATTGACAATGTTTTCTAATACTTTTTTAACAATAGCTTGAGCAGACTGACCAACGTTTGAATATACTTTGTTTCCGCTTGGAACGACAGTTACAACTCCAGCATTTAAAGATAGAGTGTATGCATCAAAGTTATATCCAGTATCTAAAGTAAGACCCGTTTCATCAATTATAGGTTTGTTTACAAATTTCGATTGTGCTTCTAAATACGCTACATCTTCGATAAGTCGCTTGTCGACAAGTTTTCGTATTGTTTCAAATTCTGTTATCGCTAATGCAATAAATTTAGTAGAAAATAATGCAGCCTTATTTTGTCTAGAATACACTTCACTTGCAGTATCTGCTTTTTCGTAAGTAACGATTGGCATTTGGTATGTAACACCGTCAATTACCACATCTTCAAACATATCATTGAATGATGCGATGTATGAACTGTAGTTGTATCCAGTGTCACCAAGAATACTAGTGTCAGTAAACTGTAAAAGCTTAGATATAGACTTCTGTACGAATGAGACTTTTAGTTCTTTAAAGATGTTGTATTCTGAATAGACTCTCATTCCAGCTGGGTGGATAAGAGCTTTAAGAATATCTGCATATTTTCTAAGTTCTTCTTCAACTTTGACGACATATGAAAATGCTTGATAATATTTTCCATCGTGGATAAACATCTCATCAGAGATGAATCCATTGGCAGTCATATAATAGCCAGGATATTTTGCAACAGCGCCTAGTGAGATCTCAATGATAGCTAGGCTATCATCAATGACTTCCATACTTTGATCTGCATAGAATTGTTGAACAATGTCACCTACATAACCAGGATCGGCAAAGTATCTATCAGACGCAAAGTCGGGCGTAGCAACTGGAATAGTTTCATCGTAATAGAAATACGTTTGCTTACTAGCAAAACCATAGTCTATAAAACCACCGCTTCTTTCATTGTACGCTGCTTCGCCGGGTACATATGTATGGTTTATCTGTGCAGGATGAACATACTCATATGCTCCAATTTCCTTGTTAGACAAATATGAATAGAATTTACTCTTATACGCTAATCCAAAACTAACTACTTGAACAGCTTTGATTTCTCCAAGAGATCCAGTCTTAGTGATCTTAACAACACACCCACGACCAATACTTGTTTTTAAAGAATATAGATCGCCGACGCTAAAACCAGACCCAGCCTTATAGATGCTAATCTTGCTTGGGCACTGAAGAATAGTACCCGTGTACGTAATTCCTTCTGATACGAACGATACTGTAGATCCTACTTCAATTTCATTCGCGTAATCACGTTGAATGAATATCTCGAAAGTAGTAGTCGTATATTCCGTTACGTTTTCTACGTATGTAGTTATAGTTTTTCGTGGAGTAGTAATTGTTATGAAATTACCATTGAGTGGAAATAATGTAGTCGTGTTTCCACTTACTTCGACGAATATCGATATGTCTTGTTTCCAACGACCATCGGAAACTCTAAGAATTTCCGTTGATGGATAGAATAGTTCTGCTTCTTTAGAGAATAGTGTTCTGAATAGGAATTTGAAAGACGATTCGCTACCACGAGAGAGATAGAATTCTTTAAGGTGTTTAATTAAAAAGCGCTTATCCTGCGACATGTCAACGGGAAGATTAGTCGACAATTCTGATTTGAAGTTGTCAATAAATTCTTCTAATGTCGTGTCGACGTCGCGAATCCCCTCAAGATCTTGCGCTTGAGTTTGTTGCAAATAATCGTAGTAAAGTTTAATGAACTCTACGAATACCGGATAATTTTCTCTAATGTGTTCAGGAATTTGTCTCTGAACAGCAATAGATTGCTTTAACTTACTAGTCATTAGTTTCTACTTGAAGTAAAGGTGTAATTATTTCCAGAAATTAATCCAGTCGAAGCAGTTTTATCTTGAATGACATTTACTGTCACTCTTGATGGTGGAATATCCACTATCTGATTACGAACTGACACTACGTCAAACGACTGTGTCTTGATAATAAAGTAAAAATTCGCTTCAAGCAAATTAGTAATCTTAAGTCCGCGAACAGTTATTGAACCGGTGTTATAATCAATAGTACCGGTGTTTAGACTCTTAAATGCTTTTACGCCTGTATTAGAAATAACGCTATAAAGTCTAATGTTACCAACTCCGTCATCGTCTAAGTAATATACTGTATCACTATTATCTATGTAAAATCCTGTAGACGTAAACGCCTCTTCGGGAACTTTTTCATTGTATATCGGGTTAACGAGTTTTAAAGTATATGTAGCGGCACTATTGTATTTTGGAGTTACTTCGCTAAACAATTTAAAAGTAGTAATGCTACTTAGAATTGATTGATCACTAGAATCAATCGCAGTAGAAAATTTAGACATTCTAAAAATGCCATCAAACTTTTTAAGGTTTGCTTCTCTATACGCAGCAATAGTGTTTTGTACTGCTGTCTTTATTTCATCGGCAGAACGAGTCGTCTTGTTGCTATTGTAATACACAGTAGTCTCAACTTCCATATTAAGATATGAAGGATCTACGATTTCAGGCGTTACTGATACAATATTCTTAGACTTTAGAATAGTTTCAGTCAAATAGCTTTTTTCTGGAGGAGTTAAGTATGGACCATTAGTGGGCTTGATAGAAATAAACACCTTACCATATTGAGGAGGATCATTGTCTTCTCCACCCCATACATTTATAGAATCTAAATTCGCGTATAATCTTTTTATGAGTGAAGCGTAATCACCTGCAGTTACTGCTCTATTTTGATCAAAGAATGATTGTGATACGTTAGACTTAATTTGATCGATAGTTTCTGATTCTTTACCAGCATATGAAGTGGAAAGAGTGGAACAACTAACTACACCACCTAGACCAGTTCCAGTGTACGTAAATACTGTTGCGCCATTTCCAAGACTCTTATTACTCACCATGTATGTCACGGTGATAATATTGCCTACAGCAATAGACTTTCCTAAACTATTCACGCCAAACGATATTTGATATGTTTGATCATCTAGTTCTTTAACGAAATAGATCTTGCTATCTGCAGTAAGTTCTAGAACGTCTACAGCCAATGAATATTTTTCATAATCTGGTTGCTCACCAGTTTGCTGCACCGTAAGGCTTATAGTTGCTACATCAATATTTTTATTCGGTAGCGTAAACTTCTGTTCTGCATAACTACATAAAAACAATTGTGTCTGAGGAGTGCCTTCATAAACTTCGACATTAGGAAACGTATATGTGTTTGAATTCAACGTGGCCGAATAGTCCTGAAGAGTATAAAATGAATACTGAACTGAGTTAATCGTAGATGAAAAGCTAGATAGCTTAGGAATATATTTGATTTGAGCAGTAGCGCCTAACTCAGTCAATACTATGCTAAGTGAAGATCGTGCAGTTGTACATGATTGTGGGGTGTAACCAAAATTGTTTGCAATGGACACCACGCTACTACGCTTGCTAGCTGAATCTAGAAACATTTCGTTAATAGCAAGGTTTGTGTATAGCGCGTTATAGTGGGTGTTATATGCAAGTACGTCAATAAGCGTAGAAAGTGCACTACCTTCAAAGTCATAATCAGTAAATTGTGACTGACCACGCATGAAGGTTTTTAAATTTTCTCGTATCTGGTTGTAGTCTAAATCAGATACTTTAATTCTGTTGTTTGTTGCCATAGTTATTACCGAGTGCGTTCTAATATTAGATTAACCGACATTGGAGTCTGCGTGTTTCTTATCTTAAATGAAATAGTGACATAGACGTCATTATTCTGTGGGCTATATTGTACGACCACGTTAAGAAGATCTACCCGAGGTTCAAAGTTTTGAATAACATCGGATATAGCTTTTTCTAACATTGATGTAAGAAGTGGCGAAATAGGCTCAAATAGTAGCGCATTTACTTGCGATCCTAAGTAACTTCTGAATGGTCTTTCGTAATTCCGTGTTAGAATTAGATTGCGCAAAGACTGCTTGATTGCATCTTCATCATAGCGCGTCGACACGTCCTTAGTTCTAGGATGAACTAAGAAATTAAAGTCTAGATCTGAAAATGTTCTTGTATTTCGTGCCATATCTTTATTTATTAGATTTTTTGATGACTAGTTACTAAAGACTCTTGAGCATCCAGATATAATAGTGTTATCGCCATATTTGTCTCCAATTCTACCAATCTTCTTTCCCATAGCAGATACTCTAGATGAATACGTACTCAACGTTTGTTCATCTGTCACTTCGCATCCCGGGAACTTATGTGGCGCGACGACTTCGCCTTCAACAACTACTAATATTCCCTGACTAAACACTCGACTTTGTATTGCAGAACCAGTTGACGTAGTCATTGGCATCTTACATTTATACCCGGTACCATTAGGAGAGAATACTGAATCAGACCCATCTGATCTTGCAACTGCTGACATTATATGGTTCCTTTAGATAGAACTAAGTTGAATTGCTGCAATGCGTATCTCCATTGCCAAAATACATCTTGATAAAATACAGATGTAGTAATTCCACCAAGTTCACTAATATCAGTGCTGGTGACTAAATACGTTATAGAATGTACGGCGTTAAAAATCTTTATAGATGGCGGTTCCCATTTTATAAGACTTAAGTACTCTTCAGTCGTATCAGCTTTTAATATTTTCAATGTTTTATCAGGCATAATGAACTGATAGTACGCATCAGTAAAAACATTCAAAGCATTGCCAGACAATCTAAATGTATTAGGTGTCACTTGAGTTACGCTAGTGCCTTCTAACGTAGACTCAAAACTAATAAGGCTAACGGTAGTAACTGCGGGACTTACGCCAGAAAAAGTTATATCGACCGAAAACTCACCGCCTCCTTCGTACACAGCCTTTATAGTGTACGGGGTTATAATTTCACTATATTCATATACGTCTGTAAATCCAGACTCATTTGACTGTGTTATATTAAGAGCCAAGATATGTCAACCCTTGAGAGTGAGTCTTATCGTTTAAGAATGTAATCACTTTTTTCTTTCCAGGTCCATAGTTGTTATAAGAAATATGAATCCAGTTAATGCGCTTTGGATTCTTATTGCCGTTTATTCCAGGATCGCGATACTCAAGAAGCATCTGATCTAATGGAAGACTTGCTGCTAATTTCGTAGCCCAATCATAATTGACTTTATAGCCAAAGTTACCGCCAATTGAGATGTCAACCGCACTTCCAATTAAGTGCTGAGAAGTAGAAGATCCGCCAGCTGGTACAAAGTTTCTATAGCATGAAGTTATAGTCCAAGCTTTTCCTACTTGACCGATCTGTTCGTTGATCGGTCCAAGTATATTTATAGCCAATGCTTTCATGTTACATACGATTTCTTGCGTTGTATATTCTTTGTTTCCATATTTTCCAGCAGTGATCGGGTTGCCACGACTTACTGCACCAATAGTCCACTTGTAACCTGTTCCGTCTGTATGCAATACGTATGATTCTGGGAATGAAGGCATTCCGTAAATTAAAGTGCAATCAGCTGTAGTGGATACTGCAGCATTGGTTGGAGTTGGTGTAGATTCGATAGCAACTGCTTTATCGCTCGTAGTTGGCGTAGCTCTATCCGCATGATACTCTGTAGCACCCGGCTGCATATTTTCTTCGGGCGTTTCAAATCCTAATTCTGCTTCTAGATTTCTTGGAGGAGGAGTCAACTGTTTAAACGTCTGAGTGCTTTTCTCGCCTGCTGCGATAGGATCTCCAAGACCCGACGAATCAGCAGATGCAGCACTAGCAGCACCTTCAGCGAAGTGAACTGTAGACCCTTCTATATTAGCTTGTCCTCCTGCGTTAGCTTCAAAATTACCGCCAGACGTTAGATTAGTAGCACCTACTGAGTCTGAATTAAATGATCCGCCAGAAGATATTTTTGTGTCACTAGATGCAGTAACATTAAAGTCGGAGTCAGAGTCAATCTTAATGTTTGCTGCTTTAATAGCCAATTCACCGCCGACGTTTAATTTCATATCGGATGCAACATTGAATTCTGCGTTACCGCCCATGTTGACTTTAGTATCACCAGTCACGTCGATAAACGCATCAGCTTGAACTAAAATTCTTACATTACCATTCACAGTTAAGTTGCAATCTCCACCAATGAAAACATACCCGTTACGTTCCATGATGTAATAGCCATCACCTACGATGCGATTTACCTGAGATCCATTTGGATCTATCTCAGTGTAGGTTCCCTTACGGTGATAGATGTGAACACGTTCGTTTTCTGGCGTATCATCAAATTCCATGATGTGACCCGACTCAGTCTCCATCACCTTATTGTAGGGATACTTTGCATTGTACGGAATGTCTGGTTGTTCCCATTCGAATCCATCGCCAGTCATTACGTTCTCTAGTCGCTTCTCATCTTTGTATTCTATGATAGTGCCTTCAATCTTACCGCGAGCAAGACGATTAGTGTCTGGTTCGCCGATGTATTGACGAAGAGGATACTTCATGTTTGGATCATTAAATCCAATCACTAGATTTCGCTGACGATCTGCGGGTAATCCATTAGCTGCTGTAGGAATGCCTTGTGATTCTGCACCAGGCTTTGTAGACTTATCTGTTTGTTCTGTCGGTGGTGCTTCGCCTAAGAAATATTGATAGTAAGCTTCCTTCTTTGGCCAGCCTGATTGCGCACCGCCAACTGCTTTTAGTGCTGCTTGAAAATAACCAGGATCTGCACTGTCTAATTTAACTCTATCTTTAAAGTATGCTACAGCTGTTTGAGCCGAAACCATCAGATCGTTATTAAGTAGATCTGGTTGACCTAGAATATCAACACCTGATAGTCTTGCATAGCGAGTATAGTTTGCTCTACCGGTGATTTGAATAAATCCACGGCCATAGAATTTTCCACCATCACCTGGCTGTGTATTACCTAAGGCCCCACCATTATTTTCAGGAGCGTATACGTAATCAAAGAAAGCTTCGCGAGAACCCTTCCATCTTCCATACTTTGCAGCCATGTCGGGCTTATTCTTAAATGTTTTTGAAAATACTGCAGCAAGCGCTTCTACAGAATAGCTATATCCTTCTGCTTGTGGTATCCAACCAGATTCTCCTCCTGCGATACCAAGTATTGCAGCACGGGCGTACTTGCCAGTAATTGCGCCAGCAGTCATTGCGGAATTTAGCGCATCAATGCCTGGTTTTGCGTTTGACGGAGGCGGTTTGCCAGTCTTAGAAGGAACTGTTTGAGTAGGGGTTGTGCTTTCAACTGGTGCATCTGATGATCCAGCGCCAGTCTTAATCGCATCACCGTTACCATCTGTTACGACTGACCCATTTCCACTAAGCAACACTTCGCCTTGTGGTGTCGTTTCTTTCTTAGCTGAAGCCGATTCAACCGAGATGCTTTCATCATCGTCCTGATCAACTCCTCTAGATTCTTCTTGAGGAATGCCGCCAATGCTACCAATGATAATAGGCTGCTGTTGATCTTCGTCTCTAAACATCACTACAACCCAAGTGCCTTCAACTACGCCGACAGGACTTGAACCGATTCCACTTATAGCAGCAGATGTAATAGGTTGCATTGGAAACGCCCAAGGCAACTCCTCAGTAGGCAAGATTGTCTTATCGTGAGTATGAACTCCAACGATACGAACTTGGCACCGACCCAACTTTAACGGGTCTTTTCTGTTTTCAACACAGCCTGTAAATAAACTCATAATACCTCTTACTGATTGCTCAAATTCACTAACACGGAGTTTTTAATCAATTCCATATTGCACGTATGATTTTCTCTATTGATGACATGACTGATTGCAGATACTAAATAGTTTCCGGAAAGAATCATATCGCGCGGATCAGGATCTTCTTTAGTGATTTGCGTTGCTTTTGGAATATATAATTCAACCACTTGACCAACGGTGTAGTCGGTTCTTCCTAGAACTTCGATGTTTACTTTATACTTATTGAGACCTTGGAAGAATGACATTCTCTTTTGAACGGTTTTCGTATTCGTTACATCAGAATAATTTGTAAAGTTAGCATAATATTTCGGCATTGACAACATAGTGCTTGCAGCATTAGCAGTACCGTATTTAGAATATGCTGGATTTGCGTTTAATAAAGATGGAGGATTCGCATCTTTTTTTACACTATAGTCCCTTACTGCATATTTTTTAGTCACTATATCATGAGTCACTAAACGAGATTTCAATCTTCCTGATTGCACCTCATTTATATAGTCAGTAAGAACAGGAACACTAAAATTTAAAATTCTCTTATAGTCTTCTTTAGGATCTTTGACGCTTTCAGCGGAATTTCCTATTTGCGTTCTAGTATAATTGTCTTTAATGAATTTATGATATGGTGGGGCTTTTAACAACGAATCTATTGATCTGAAGTTAAACCCATCTCTATTTTCATAAAACAGATACGTCGGTGACCCACCTTGGTTCACCGCAGTTGACGCAAGATAATTCAGACACTTAATTGGATTCCAGAAATTAGCTGTAAACTTAGTAACGTTATTAGTAGTTTCTACGTTTAATTTTTTAGCAGTGTTCAGACCATCTTTACCAAAGATCTTGAAGGCGCTTTCACCAATATTTCCAGAAAAAGTCTTACTTATCTTAGTGTTGACGTCAGTTAAGAATTCTTCAGATATACATTTCAATGTATATACTACTTCTCTTTCGCTAGTGTATTCGCGATCAGTTATTTTATAGATGTAAAATCTTCCTTTGATGTTACTATCCATCGTAGGAGTTACTATATCTACGTCAACATACTCTTCACCGACAAATGGAAACAAACTAATGTAGTCTACAGCTTCACGAACTACAATAGATAACGTTGTAAATGAAGCAAACAGATCCTCATAAATTTCTATTAATATAACTTGATTCGTTATATTTGCGACTTGGCCATTCAAAGAGTTCAATTGAACGTCTTTTAACTGAACGTCTCCGGCAAATCTTAAAGCTGAATTACTATTTTGCATATTATGCTACTAGAGATTCAAATTCACTTATGATCTGATCTACTAGTCTGCTTGATATTAATTTGATTCTTCGTTTAGATTCATTGATACTAATTTCATGCATAGAATTAGTAATGATATTATAGTTTTCGTTCACAGTAAATCCATTGGTTGGCACTATGAAATTTACAATAGTCGTATAAACAACTTCGCCGGTTAATTCATTTGCTTGAGTGTCTGGGTTATAATTCGTTACTGCACGCACGCCGTTTAGTCCAACTAACTGACCTGGAACAAATCGTCCAAAGTCTACTAGAACTACAACAGTATTATTAACACTGTCAATTGATTCTATTCTAGCATTTGCCTTTGGCAGCCCAATGATATAATCATGCACTTTTAATTGTGGAGTAATGGCTTTAGGAATCTTCATCACGGCTCGCGCTTCTACTATCATACCATCTTTTTCGTAATGGTGAACTTCTTCTAGATTATCAGCGCCGTATGTTTCTTCCATGTGCTGCTGCAACTCTAAATTAGACATTGGAAAATCTTTCAGATAATCATATCGCTGATTCACTAGCATGATAACCCAATGCAATTCTGGGTTGCCATATACCTTTTCAGCAATGATCTCCGGCGTTTCACCTTCTTTAATATCATACTCGTCATATAGTGTGATATTTTCTAGAACAGCTTTTCGCACTCTGACATTAGTAGTAATGTCAGTTAGAATTTGAAGTGTCGTAGATCCATTGTCTTGTGGAAAATCATAATATATCTTAGGGAATTTAGTGAAATACATATTAGGTGTACTTTTCGATAGTTTCTTTTGACAAAGTTTGTAGTTCTTTGAACGTCAATGATAACGTTATTTGTGTTGGCATACCGTTATCGAACGTGCTGAATACTCCATTTGGACTATAGTTCACGCTTACTTCAGTCAACACACATGAAGTATGTCTATGGATGTTCAGGTTCTCAGCATTGCCTTTATAATATGTAATATCAAACTCAGAAGGATAAATATACAAGAACGCATTTTCACTCTTGAATTCTGGATGCATATGATATTTAAACGCTCTAATAATGTTTAGAACGTTTTGAGCTTCATCTGGCGATTGTGGTGCAAAATTGTATTCAAAGGAGAACGTTCTAAAGTCAATGCCTTTAAACGCTTGCTCTTTCTTAGGATTAGATGCTAATCCTGCAGCGATACCCATTTCCTTACCAAATTGACCTTTATCGAGAGCAAGAGCAGTAAGTACTTCACCGGCAACGCCCTTTGCGTTTCCTTTCATACCACGAGCAACTTCGCCTGCGCCTTTAGCAGCGGCTGAAAATCCAGCAGTTTCTTCCTCACTCCAAGAAGCCGAGTATCTTGCACTTATTTGGTTTGGAATATATAGCGCGATTGCCGCATTCAATCTTTTCTGAGGTCTTGAGAACGTTGGTTCTTTTTCTTGACCAGGTGGTACCTCTGCATTATTTGTACTTCCAGCAATCAGAGCAGTTCCAGTTCCTGCAACAACTCCTCCGATTGCAGCACCGGCTGCGCCTTTATCTCCGACAATACTGCCACCAATTGCACCTTTGACCGCGCCAACTGCGCCTGTCGCAACAGCTGCTTGAGCTGTAGACACTTTCTGACCTACTAATTGGCCACGCATGTCGCGCTGAACGCCAGTTACAGTAGCTACTTCGCTTCCCGACTTAAATATTCTAGAATCTACTGAAGTATTGATGTAGAATATGACTCTATTGTTTCCATATCTTGGGTTGTCCATCAGATCTTGAGGGTATGACAATCCCTTAACGCTATACTTATCGCTGAGCGTTGACGCAATATAATCAAATTTAGGCACTGCTCTAGCTGATCCAGCACCTATTTGTTGATCCCAAACATCGCTGCTGGCCTGCTGTTCAAATTTACGGAAGTCTGCTTGTGACATGGGGTATAAATATTGTTATGTTAGTCTTATTGTTATTTATATAGATGTATCACAAACGAAAATATCAGCCGATGTTTCCAGAGAAATACACAGGAGATCCATCAAATATTGTGATGCGGTCAAGCTGGGAAACGCGTTTTGCTATCTGGTGTGATAAAAATCCACAGATTAAGAAGTGGAGTTCTGAAGAAACGGTAGTACCATATGTCTCTCCAGTAGATGGAAGACCACACAGATACTTCGTAGACTTCAAAGTTCAAACTTCTAATGGCAAGACATACTTAGTCGAAATTAAGCCAAAACAGCAAACTATGCCTCCTCAAGGAACGCGAAAGACTAAGCGTTATCTTACGGAGGTTAGTACTTATTTAGTAAATCAGGCGAAGTGGGAATATGCGACTAGATATGCAAAAGAAAGAAATTGGGAATTTATCGTCTTAACAGAAGATGACTTAGGAATATAATGAGCGAAAATCTAGAAACAATCTTTGAACGCTACAAGTATGACAAGAGCATAGCTGAGAAATCTAAAAGCTGGTTTCAGAAGCAACAATTGATATTAGCTGGACAACGCATTGATCATAAACGTATTCTAAGGGAAGAAACTAAGACTTCTAGAATGACTCCTGGAAAGTTGTACATGTTTACATACGATGCTAAGCATAAAGCGACACTTCCATATTATGATGCATTTCCATTGGTGTTCCCATATCAGAAAACTAATGAAGGATTCATGGGATTGAACATGCACTATCTTCCATATTTTCAGCGTGTGCAACTGATGACCCGATTAATGCAATTCTCGACAAATAAAACATACGATGAAAACACCAAAATTAAATATTCATGGGCTCTGATTGCAGGATTGTCAAGATTTAGGTTAGCAGAATCGTGTATTAAGCATTATTTAAAAGACCATGTAACTTCTATGTTTATCGAAGTTCCTGGCGATCAGTGGCACACAGCAATGATGTTGCCTGTAGAAAAATTTGTCGGTGGCAATAAAAATAGAGTGTGGGGAGATTCACTTAGAAAATGAGCAAACTAAACGAATTTATAGGCAATGTAAAATTAGGCCTAGCAAAAACAACACACTTCGAGGTAGTGATTGCGCGTCCACCAGCATTGCTTGGTGAACCTATCAACTCGAACATTCGTAAGATTTTCATGTTTTGCGATCAAGCACAATTACCTGGAATTTCATATTCAACTAATCAGGTTAGATCCTATGGTGAATTTAAAGAAGTTCCATATGAAAAACTATACGAACACATTAATTTAAATTTCTATGTAGACTCTGATTTCATGGTTAAAGATTTCTTTGACTCTTGGATGAATGCAATACAGAATCCAACGACGCGTGACTTTAACTATGCAGTAACGTATGTAGCTCCTACAATTGATATTATTGTACAAGACGCTCAAGATATTGGTCGCTATTCATGTACACTTTATAACGCTTATCCAAAAGCAATCTCAGCTGTGCAACTCGATTATGCCAGTAAAGATGTTATGAAATTGCAAGTGACTATAGCATATCAACATGCAGTTAGTGGCGCATTAGGAAATTATAATAAAGTGGCAGATGCTAATCTCGGGCAGATCACCCCAGCACTTCCATCTTTTAGCTACGGATACGGATCATTTACGACAATCCCAGAAAACTACTTTAGTAATTTTACAGGATTTCAAGATCAAATAGACTTTACTACTGGCGGTGTTCAATCTGTCGCGACAATGGAGAGCATGGGAGAATTAACTGGCTTTGGAGGAATATTTGTATGAACGAAGAACATTGGATACAGAGATTATGGCGTCCCGCTATGGGATGGACCTACATGGCGATAAACATTTTTGATTTTATTGTAGCACCTGCATTTGTGTTATATCTAAGATTGAAAGGTGTCGAAGTTGACATGTGGAAGTCATTGACGCTAGATAACGGCGGTTTCATTCACTTAGCATTTGGTGCTATCTTGGGTGTTTCAGCTTACGGCCGAAGCAAAGAAAAAACTGCGGCAATAACACAAGGTGCAGAGAATACTGACACACAATAATATGAATATTGATGATAATTTGAGTCAAGTTTTTGATATAGAAC